TTCTTTCATCCTGGCAACCTCCTTTTTCATTTTTTGGGTAAATTCTACCCATAAAACCGCCGCCGGTAGTGATCCGGCGGGCATCCTCTGCGGCGGCTGTCAAGGTTCAAAATCTATGATTCCTAAATAAAATTGATCTTTAAAGTTATTAAAAAAATGATCTTTTAAATCTGATAATGTTTTTTCTCCATTTTTTAACGCTTCAAAATCACTCAACACCATTTCATCAGTATAATTTGCAAATTTATTATAACTGATTGATATTCTAAATTTTTCTCCGGATTTTACCCAACCCAAACGACCGGAATTTTTAGCAACTGGATATACACCTATTACATAACCGTATAAATCCTTATAATCTTTTGTGTTTTTGTCGTGCCAATCCTCTAGCTGTATTAATGTACCGTCAGGCATTTTCGATTTTTCTATAATTTTCATTTTCTCGCTCCTCCGCATTTTTCAAATTTTCCCGTTTCCGGGTAAAAGCAAACCGGGACTGGATCCCGGTTGTAAGCCTGTCTTACTTGCTTAACTCTTTATAATATTTGATGATTTACCCGGCAGCAATGCCGGAAACTAAAGCGGTTATAATTTCCATGTCGTACACCTATTATTCAGCCTTTCTTGCGTGTTTTTCAAGTTCCCTGAAAAGCAAATAGCAAGCTATTTTTTCGGATTCTTCCTCGGTGTATTTTGCCTTTTCTTCTTCTGTCTGCTCCAAGATTTTTCCAACCCAGTCGGAAGCGGAACGCAAATAAATTTCATCAGATACAGGGAAAGCGGTTGGAAGTCCTGACATCCAGTCAACAAATAATTCTTGACGGCTCATTCTCCTGCAATCATATTTTACTTTTTCAATGTAAAATGCGTTCATGATATCTTTGCAAATATCGTTATACTCTTTCTTCGCTTCCCTGCCGTTAAAGGTATAATATTCTTCCGCTGATTCGTAAGCGTCTATTATTTCTTTTTTGATGTTATCCATAGCTTTTTTACAATTTGTCCTTAACATATTGTCTTTACCTTTTCACCGTGTTATAATTTGGGTGCCTTTCTTTTTGGGTGCCGCTCGGAAGTCTTGCAGGATGCCGGGCGGCTTTTTTATTTGTTGAGATAACTATAACAGATATAAGGCACAAAAGCAAGATGCAATAATATACAAATATAAGGCACAAAATAAGCTCTTTTGTTGTGCAAAATATATAAGGCACAAAAAACATGATTATATTATAGTAGATAAAAAATAATATTGACATATAAGGCACAAACAAATATAATAAAGATACATTTATATAAGGAGGTGCAAACAATGGAGCGAAAAACTACAGATGCAACAAGAAAAGCGATTTACAAATACGACAACAAATTTGAACGGGTGAATTGCCGTTTTGCAACTGGCACAAAAGACCGCATCAATAAATTAGGTTATAAGAGTGTAAATGATTTTATAAAATTAGCTGTTGCGGAAAAACTGGAGCATGACGAAAAAATATTAAAATAAGGCACAAAAACATATTGACATATAAGGCACAAAATGCTATAGTGATATCACGATATCAAACAAGTGATATCACACTAATGATGTCATGATATCACACAAATGATATCACAAGAAAAGGAGGTGCTAAAATGGCGGAAACATTTAACCAAATGATTAGATTCCCGAAAGACCTAGAACCGCAGATCAAAGCGCAAGCAGAAAAGAACTGTGTAAGTGTCAACCAGTTTGTTATAGGTGCCGTGATTGCAGCATTGCAACCAGTACAGCCGCAGACAGTAACAGAGCAACCGAAAGAAACACCCGTGACAGGCTCTAAAAGCCCCATAGACGAGAAAATCGCACTCATGCAGGCAAATGAACGGCTACACGCTTTACAAGCCAAAACAGCGGCAGAAAGAGCCGCTAGAGAGCATGGAGAAGTTAAACCAGTTATAAAACATCCTCCGAAATGGGCAGGCTTACCCGGACAGCGGCCAGACGAAAGCAATGTTGAATGGGTAGAACGCAAGAGGAAAGAAGCGGAAGAAATTTATAAGCAAGGTATGGAACGAATACAAAGAGAAAAGGAGCAGAAAGCATGACAGGAACACCGGAGCAGATCACAGCGAAGAAAGCCGCCCGGATCCGATCAAACGTCCGGCAGTTCTTCCGGTACTATCGGGAGCAAATGGAGCAGACGGAAAAGCCGGCTTTAAAAGAATTTAACCGGGCAGAACTCCAAGCACTGGAAGCTGTGCAAGCGGAAACGCTCCAAGCACTGGACAGTATGACAGATGCAGAGTTATTGTCCAGCAAAACCGCATACGCTGACAGGGCATTAATTGACCGGATCACAGCGAGAGCGGAACGGATAAGAAGAACAAGTAAACAAATAGCTTAAAAGAAAGGTTAAAAGGTGGAAATTATGCAGAAGATAGAAATTTATTGTAATTATGGAGTTTTAGCAGCAGAAAAGAGAAATGTTTATACTTACGGCGGACAACACCAACACGCAACCTGCAGCGATCGCATGACTGTTATAGTTCCGGACGAATGGAAATTATATAAAAATACTTTTGGTGCTACTATGGTTGAAGCCCCCTGGGGCGAATGCTACGAGATTAACGAAGTACTTCAGGGGAACGAAAAGCCTTGTTTTTATGCGCTAGATAGAGAAATGAAAGGGCATAGGGCATATTTGGAAGAAGTAAACGAATAAAAAATAACAGGCGGAGCCGAAAAGCTCCGCTTTTATGTTGGAGGTTAAAAAAATTAAGCAGGTGTAACAGCCTGCTTTTCTTGATCTATTTTCACTGTGATATTTTAACGTGCTAAATTTTGTAGACAAATTGTAGACAAATTGTAGACAAATTGTAGACGCAGATAAGATTAAATAAGATTAGATTAAATAAAAGGAGATAAGATAAAAGTAAATAAGTGCAGAAAGACAATGATATACCAAGTATATATAAATACTAGAGCTGACCAGCTCCCACCATACACCCATCTGCAAAAATCACCTGTCTGTCTGCCAAATAATCCCATTTATCAAATTTAACCGGATGATATTTTTTAATCGCATGATTTTTATTTGCTCAGGATCAGCGGCAGAACACCACAACAACAAATTGTCAAATGCGTAAAAGGTTGTTGTAGATTTATAAATGGGTCTTGTGTTATGATAAATGCAGTTAGGGAGCCGACGTTAATACGGTGCGAGTGACAGCGGTGCAAATCCAACCCCCTCTGGAGATGCAGCCGCCCAGATTGTAACCAAGACCACCGGAGCCGACAGACCGGAACCGACAAGAAGTCACTAGCTTGTCACTTTTGTAAATTTATGTTTTTTACCTGATCTTTGGAGGAGATCAAAAAACATAGGTTTATTGAGTGATGCTTAGTGATTTTTTTATGCAGATTTTCAGGAGGTGTAGGAATGGAAAAAGTCGAAAATACAGAAATGTCTCAGGTTTACGAAAATGACATGGAACTATATCTTTCCCAGTTCTGCAAGGATCAGAAAATCGAAGATATTAGACAAGAGTCTCAGAGCGTCTGGAATGCTGCACTTATGTATATCAAACGGCATGCATTTAATGAGCCTGACTGTCTTAAGTCTAAATCCCTTGTAAATACTACTGGATCATTTACAGGTGGAGTAAGTAACTATAATGCTTATAACTATGACTTAGTTAATCGTATATGTGATTATTATATATATATGTGTATGATGTATGACAAAGAAGTATCTGCAATAGGGTTTAGCTTATTAACAGGCATAGACAGATATACAATAGCTACTTGGAGAGATGAGGGCACTAAATTAAGTCCATCGTGTTCTGACATCGGCAAAAAGATATCGGATTTTCGTGAAGAGTCTTTAAGCGCAAAGTTGGCCACAGCAAAGCGTAACCCTGTCGGGATCCTGGCAATCCTAAATCGCCACTACGGTTGGAACCTTCCGGGAGTATCGAGAGAGCAGCAGAACCACAAGCAAGCGTTGACTGCTTCGGATCTGCCACAGTTAGGCGGTGCAAATGGACAAAATACATCAATGTTGACCGATTCCGGAGCGTATGACAGTGACAACACAGATGCGAATGAGTAGCAACAACCGTTGAAACGTGCGGAAATATGGGATAGTTAAGGATGTGACAATAAACTATTCCATAAAGACGTGTTTAACGCATAGTTGAAATAGACCGGGGAGGGGGTCTGACAGAATCAGCGAACAGCCCCTACTTAGTCCCTCAAATTTCCTCAAAAATAAAAAGACCCCTTAAGGAGATACACAATGGAAAATCAGTGTAAAGGATGTTGTGGCACTTGCAAATATGGAATATATAACACGGTGGGAGCTTATGTATGTATTAACGGAGATAGTAAATACGTGACAGCTTTTGTAAAATACAGTCATTTTTGTGATAAATATGAGAAGAATGCAGAAATGTCAGATAATGTAAATCACCCTAGCCATTATGATACAGGAAAATATGAGTGTATAGATGTGATGATTGAGACGCAAGGGATTGAAGCTGTGAAGAACTTCTGCATCTGCAATGCTTTTAAATATCTTTACCGGCATGAGAATAAAAACGGTGTAGAGGATGTTCGGAAAGCTAAATGGTACTTGGATAAATATTTGGAGTTAGTTGATGTTGAGCTTGCCAAAGATTTAGAAAGCGGGAAAAAATCTCTTGCAAATATAGATGTGCTTATGGAATTGATGCAGGGAGGTAAACAGCAATGATTTTTCTAACAATTATACTTGCGTGTATTTTATATAAAATGTCTGCTCCGTGGTGGTTATACCTGATTCTCATTGCATTTGCTCTGCTCGGAACTGGAGACGATTGAGGTAACTTATGCAGATCTACGGAAAAGAGATTAAAGACGAATGTTCAAAATGCGGTGAAGTCCTGCAATGCGAATTATTCCTACAAGGCCACGGAATTAAGAGAGACCGTGAGAACGTTACGGAAATGGTTAGCTGTCAGATGGAGCATCAAAAGAGCAGGCTTGATAAAGAGCCTAAAGAAGATTTGCCAGTTAAGGAGAAATGTGAATTGCCACAGGAGATTAAAGAGATCTACACAGAGGTTTGGAAAATACATAAAGAGTGCGCTAATCCGAAAACGGATGATGACTGGTCATATCTTATACGTCAGGGCAATCTGCTGATTAAAATGCATAACAATAGCCAGTTTGCTAAAGCACTGGTAATGGCAATGATCGATGAAATTGAAGGAAGGACGAAGAAAAAATGAAAAACATAATCAGGAAATTCTTAAAAGTATGTTCTTCAACAGCATTACTTACTATTTGCGGAAGTTGTTTTCAGATTGCACGGGATTCTAGTGCAGATACGATTTCAAGAGTGCTTGGCATTGCGTTCGGATTGATATTGCTGATTGCAAATTACTTTGTGTGGGAGGTAGAGTTAACATGATTTTATTCATAATTTTGAAAATTATGACAACTGCAGTAATGGCGTTTTTCGCAATAGCAAGTGCATTATATGCTCCAAAGCAGAAAACGGCATCAGACGGAGTATTCTTCTTTGCAACTGCAATGTTTCTTGCATTTGGAATAACTTTTATGTGGGTATAATATGTGGTTGCCGGAGATTATGCGAATTATCCCATATCACAATTTTGAATGGGTTAAATTCATAAAGCCATTGTTATTGCCGAATATCCGGTGTTGTGTTGGCATTGGATATGTGGCAGAGAAATCAAGGCATCAAGAGTGTATGTAGCCTGTGTGTGGGAAACGAAAAATGGAATAATGCGTTTGACAACACAAAGTTTTTCAAAGTACCGTACACAGGCGTGACAATTTTTTTTAGATAAAGATAGGGTGTTTCACAAAAATAATCCGGGAGCAGATGGTCTCTCTCCCGGAGTTTAGGGCTATCGCCAAGCGGTAAGGCACAGCACTTTGACTGCTGCATCCCAGGTCCGAATCCTGGTAGTCCTGTTTCGCAGATGTTTTCTTCTTTCGGTCTTTGCCATCTGCGAATATTCCATCTACATGGAATACTCCTTTCACCTCATAGCGGAATGCTGTTAAGAGCCGTCGCAAGGCTCGTGAGGGTTTTCCACGTAACCGCTTGAAGCTTTGCAACCATATAGCGGTGAAAACTTTATCTGCGTCTATAAGACGATACCGTGATTGCAATAATCGGTAGGTAGCAGATAGGTGTGCCAGAAGTTAGGCTGTGGTTATACGGCACAGGTTTTGGGGAAATATGCATAGTGGCGATTGCAGCGGTCTGTAAAACCGTGACATTAGAAACACCGAAGGTTCGACTCCTTCTTTCCCCACGATGTCGGATCGCAACCGACTAGCAGGTAACTGGCGGATGTCCTGCGAAAATAAAAATAGCCATAAGTGTTGCGCTGTGTCAGCGCCTTAAATGTAGGCATACAGCTTATGGAAACGCACATTGGGATGTAGCGCAAATGGAAAGAGCAGTGTCCTTCTAAGGCATAGGCTGTGGGTTCAAGTCCCATCATCCCAATAGGTGTTGTTGCAAGTACACTCCGAGTATGCTTATTACAGAAGCATAGGGGATAAATACACCGGTTAATGTTTATCTCATGGGAACTTGATAGAGCCGCTTGCGGCTGACTAAAAGATCCTTGGGCAGAGGAAAACCAAGTAAAAAACCTCCCCTTGCAGATATGGTGTAATGGTATCACAGTAGCTTGCTAAGCTATCCAGCAGAAATGCTGTCAAGGTTCGAGTCCTTGTATCTGCGTTTATACGAGTGGGAACGCATATCATTGTTCGCAGGGGGATATGCATAATTGTGAGTTGAGATACCTGTTTTAGCAATTAACCATGCTATATTTGCCATGTGTCCGGTTGGTCGAGGGTGCTGTCTTGAAAACAGTCTGGATGTAAAAGTCTCTGGGGTTCAAATCCCTAACATGGCGTGCGTTGCTGAAGGATGCGACCAGTGGTTATTATTGAGAAGTGAAAATACTAGTAAGTAGCTTTGTTGAGATAATGACAAATCCTCTTGTTTTGGAAAGCAATGAAAAAGTTTGACCGTTTCAAGTTTCAAAAAATCGTGAAAACTTTATATACGTCTGTCTGTTGGTCAGAAAGAGGTCTCCAAAACCTCTAACGAAAGTTCGATGCTTTCCGGGCGTGTTTATCCTTATCTCCACTTAGTCTGGCACTACTGCAATAGTTCCGGTCGATGGGAGATGTATGGATAGTCAGTGACAAGTAGGCGGTGCACATTTGGTTATGGCAAGAGCAAGCCATAAAAGGTTTTACGGTGCGATTCCCATGTATAGCTTCAGTGGTAGAACAGCATCCGCATAGGATGTGTGTCGGCGGTTCGATTCCTCCTGCATGGGTTACGTAAAATATGAGGATGAATGGATTGAAAGATTATCAACCACAGACAGAAGCATTACGAAATTTTGGCATAGATGTTTCCAAAGAAGCAGTAGAAAAATACGCTTTGGAAAAATTTGGAAGGATACCGCAAAATTTTATTGAGAGAGATTTTGCGAGAGACTGTAAAGTGATGGAAGAAAGCAGAAGGATTTTGAAATAAAAATGAAGGACACAATATTGTACATCAGTGATAGAGAAGAAAGAGTCGCAAGATTTTTGAAAAATCTTGCGACTAAATTGCTGGAATGCGAAAAAGAATATCTTTTGGATTTGAAACATGACATTTTGATAACAGATAAGGTTGGTGTTGTTGGAAAATCATTTTATGGAAGTCATTTGGGGTGTGGATATGGGTATTGTTTATATTACTGCATCGATGAAACAATTGATAAAAACAGAATGACGGATAAAGATAATCAACAACTAATGGAAATACTGTTTCATGTTAGAGAAGGAGCAAAAGAAGTATCCGAACAGGAAATATTATATATGCTTGATATGAAAGTAGGTGGATGAAAAAATGAGTATGACGGCAGTAATTGAGAGCATAGAACGTGATGCGTTTCGACAGGTCACACCTAAAAACATCGGTAATATTGAAAATGTAAAAATTGAATGTACAACACTGGGAGAAGACCCGATTGTAGTGGCAGATACAAAGGAAGACGAGGAAGCTTTGAAAAAATGTTTTTATGTAAAACTGTCCGAACATCGTTGTAGCAAATGCAACCGCCTGTTAGGTAAATTCAACGGACAGGCTGAAATCAAATGTCCAAAGTGTGGGAAAATCAATATAATCGGAGTAGAACGATGAAATTTTGTTTCGGAGATATTGTTGTTGTCGAGGAAAATCAGATAGGTGTTGTGGTTAAAAGCTGGTGTAAATCACTCTTAGGAGCAGAAGCAAGCCATGATGTGTATGTGAGAACGACAGGACAGATTGTAAATTACCCGGAATCGAAGATACAGAGGTATATGGTACGCCATAAATATCTTGATGAACAGGAAGTCGAGTGGAACAATAATGCCGTATATGGCAGATAAATATAGCATTTCAGAGCACCAGTCGTAGAGTGCATACGCAGAGAGCCAAATTTCCAAAATTTTAGGGAAGGAGGCTCTTTTATATTGGCAAGTCAGAGCCTTATATCGGCAGTAAACAGCTATGACAATTACATACAACGCAAGGGAATTGATGAACAGGTCATTGATGCGTACATACAGGCATTATCGGTTGCATTTCGGTCAGAAAATGATGTTAAGTACGGATTGCAGCAATCAGCAAAAACAAAGTCACTCATTGCAAAATATGTCAAAGAAAAGACAGGCGGAAGAGTTGCTGATTTGGAAGTATACGCAGGGGATAATGATACATCATATAAAATTTTAGATCAATTTTACAATGTTTTAATGTATGAATCAGCGTATCTAGTTGACAGCTTTTTTTATTACATTGAAGTTGATGAAAAAGACCCGTGGAGAAGATTTTATTTTCCAAGAAGAAACGTTTTGAAACCAGTAGTAGGAGCATATCAAGAAATTTACGATGGAAAACTGGATTTTCTATCAGTTTCCCAGCCAAAACGTACAGGAAAGACAACCGGAGGATTGAGACTGGCACAAATGATGGGTGGAAGAGACCCAGACGGAAGTATTTTCGGTGTTGGAAAAGGTGAAGGACTGGTAAAGAGGTTCTACGGTGGTCTTTTACAAGGATTTGAGACTGAAAGTACTTATCAGCGGTTTTTAAGTGTTTTTCCGGAAGCTACAAAAATAAGCAAAGATGGATACAAGAGCGCAGAAAACCTTTCCATAGACCTAAAAAGCAAGAATATCTTTCCAACATTTACTTGCCGACCTATTGATGGCGCAATCGTAGGTTGTACCGAAGCAAACGTGCTTGTCTATATTGATGACTGCGTAAAGAACCATGAGGAAGCAAGAAACAGAGACAGGCTAGAGTTCCTGTGTGAAAAGGTCACAGATGACGTTTTAGGACGTAGATTAGAGGGTACACCTATTATTATCCAGGGAACAAAATACAGCCTGTATGACCCTATTACAGCGTTACAGACCAAGGCTGATGAACTAGGGTGGAGATGGAAAGAGGTTGCAATTCCGGCACTTGACCCTGTAACGGACGAAAGTAACTGGGAAATATACCGTAAGGATAAATGGGGACTTAGAAAGATTTTTACAACGGACTATTATCGGAAAGAGAGAAAACTTGTTTCAGAGGAAACATGGGAATCTGAGTTTCAACAATCACCGTTTGAAGCAAAGGGACGTATGTTTGCTGAAAAGGAATTGAACTACTTTGAAGAACTTCCGATTGACAGAGAACCAGACGCAATCATGGCGGCCTGTGATAGCGCAGATAAAGGAGAAGATAGCTGCTCAATGCCTATCGGTTATGTGTACGGAAACGAGGTCTACATAGTAGATGTTGTGTTTGATAATGCAGGAACACAGTTTACGAAGCCGGAATGTGCAAATATGCTTATTAAGCACAATGTAAAGACTGTGACATTTGAGAGTAACAGTGCCGGAGAATACTTCGGTCGTGATGTTATGGACATTGTAAAGTCGCAGGGAGGAAGATGTAGCGCAAGGTTTAAGTTTAACTGTTCCAACAAAATTACGAGAATGGAAAATGCAAGGGATAATGTAATTCGTGATTATTATTTTCGTGATTTCAAGAAAATGGACAGGCAGAGCCAGTACTACAAATTCATGAAGGAATTAACCACTATGACACGTAGCGGAAAAGTAAAACACGATGATGCACCAGATAGCATTGCATTGTTTGAAAATGAGATGCGTAGCGGATACATAAAGCCAACAGTAATTTTGCCAAGCCCTATATAGGAGGTAAATCGAATGGTGACCAAAGAGGTTTTATCTCAATACATAGATTTACAGGAAGAAATCAAAGAAGTACAGCAGAAGATTAAAAAACTTGAATCGGATATCAGAAAAATTGAATCGGATGGGAATGTTGTTGACAGCGTATCAGGTGGATGCGGGGGCACTGAACATTTCCGTATTGAAGGATTCCCTTATCCAGAGTACAGCAGAAAACGAACTTTGCTTTATTCAAGAAAGGCTACTTTACAGCTTTTAGAGGACGATTTACTGCAAAAAAATAATGAAGTCGAAGAATTTATTGCAAGCGTTCAGGACAGTCGTATAAGACGGATCATAAATTTACGTTTTATTGAAAAATTATCATGGAACAAGGTTGCTGATAGAATCGGTGGTGGAAACACAGAGGATAGCGTAAGAAAAGCATTCGATCGTTACATGGCAAATTAAACTTGTCCGATATGTCCGATTTTTCCGTGATACTATTAAGATGCAGAAAGATTCCAAGATATTTTTCATTTCCTCCTCAGATAATGTGAAGACTCCAGAAATACCGCTTTTATCAGCAAGGGCGGTATTTTTGTGCGCAGAAAAGAGGTATTTATGATTTTTAACCAAAAAATTAGAGTGTACTGTCCGAAATGCGGACGGTTGGTCGGTGAATGCAGTTCAAAATCACATATCGACAAGAAATATAAGTGCCGGAATTGCAATAAGATGGTTGTTTACCATACAGAGACCGGAGAACGTGAGATTAAGAAACCCCCAAAAAGAGATCAGAGTAGTGGAATGACATTTATGTAGGTGATAAAAATGCAAACTGGAAGAATTGTACTTTATACGGATGTAGAAGAAATTACATACAAAAATGTCATTGATGTTTTGAGAAATGCCATGACAGACCATAGGGTAAATGCAGCAAGGATTAAATACCTCATGGAGTATGATGAAGGAAATCAACCACTTAAAAGAAAAAAGAAAGTAAGAACAGAAATTGATTGCCATTGCGTAGATAATGTGGCAAATGAGATAACGGAATTTTGGAGTTCATTCGGCTTCGGGAATCCTATTACGTTGGTTCAGACTGGAGATGCAGAAGATAAAGAAATTGCAGAGGGAGTAAAAAACCTTAATAAGCAATACAATCTTGTAAAAATCAAAACAAAAACACAAGAAATTGCAAGACCTATGTTAATAGGTGCTATTTGCAATGTTTTAATCGACGTAAATACAGAATGGAAACCTGGGAAAGCATATTTTACATATGATGTACTTAATCCAATGACTTCATTTGTTATCAAGTCAAGCTATTACGCAGATCGAAGAACAATGCTTGGAGTAACATTCCGGCATGATAAAAACAGCGGAAGTACATACTACACTTGTTACAGTAAAGACAGCAGATACGAAATTAGGGATATGAACAAAATCATCAATGGCGATGCTGTTGAAGATGATGCTAATAAATGGAAACACGAAGAAAGAAGCGGAGAAAAAAATCCTTTAGGAGTTGTCCCTATTGTTGAGTATTTCCGGTCTTATGATCGTATGGGAGTGTGGGAGCGGCAAATTTCCGAAATGGATAATTTGAATCTTATGATTTCGGATTTCTCCAATGATGTTGACCAAAATACACAAGCTATATGGCACACGAATGATGTTGATTTTCCTACTGTTGAGGAAAAAAACGAAGATGGTACAGTTACAGAAAGCGTAAGAAAGCCAAAGTCTGGTGAATGGATGCAAACATATACGGCATCCGATGGAAAAACACCTATTGTAGAAGCACTTGCTGTTAATTATGACTACGAAGGAATGCTTAACAATATACAGGTACGGAGACAAACAATCTTGCAAAAGTGCAATGTACCGCAAAGAAATGATAATTCTGGTGGCAGTACTGGTGTCGCAATGAGTGATGCTACAGGGTGGAGCCATGCAGAAGCAGCGGCATCAAAACAGCAAATGATTATTGATTCGTGCAAAATGGAAGAGGTTGAGGTTGTGTTAGCAGCTATCAATGCATCTTCCTATGTTCCGCAAGATGATCCAATGAGAAAACTTACAATAGCTGATTTAGAGCCAAACATCAAGCGACAAAAGACATACGAAATGTCAACAAAGGTGAATGCAATGGCTACTATGCTCAGTCATGGATTTAGTCTTGAAGATACTACTGATTCCATCCCGTTTTTCGATGATCCAAGCAAGGTATGCAGCAGAAGTGGGGAAGGAGTTCGCAAATACCAAGAAACTATTTATAAAACAAATAGTCAAAATGCTGGAGAAGGTGGAGATGGAGAGAAAGAACCAAATTCTGGAAGGACAATGCAAGACTTGTCAGACCAAATTTCTAACAGCCCTTTAATTGATAAGAACCGTACAGACAAATAAATATCATGATATCAAGCCATTGGGTTTTCCCAGTGGCTTTTTATATGCCTTACGTCAGAGAAGACGTTAATCGCAAGAACTTAGAGAAAAAGTATAAAGAGCAAGATTAAGAAAGAATGAGGTAAAAATCATGGCAGATGTAACCACACAGACAACAGAAACACAAACAAAAGAAGTTAGTGGACAACAGATTGAAAGCAAACAGCCTACTGTTGAAGAACTCATGGCGCAACTTGCTACAGAAAGAGCTGAAAAAGAGAAGTATAAAAACAGATCTGATAAAGCTAGTTCGGAAGCAGCAGAGTACAAGAAACAACTTCGATCGAAGCAGACTGCGGAAGAGCAGGAAGCAGAAGCAAAAGCAGAAGCACAGAGAATTGCGGACGAAGAAAGAGAGTCCATGCGAAAGGAACTTAACCACATTAAGGCAGTAGCTGCCTACAAGGGAGTTTCTGAAAAATCTGTTGAAAAGTTGATTGATGCGGTTTCAGAATCTGACCATACCGCCATTGCAACTATTATTGAAAACGAAAAAAAAGCGGCAGTAGCAGAAGCACAGGCTGAATGGATGCGCACAAGACCAAGAGTGAATATCGGTGGCGGCGAATACTCTGGTATGACCAAAGATCAGATTATGGCAATTCCGGACAGAAATGAGCGCAGACGTGCTATTGCAATGAATCAAGATTTATTTTAGGAGGTATAAACTATGGCAGCAGAAAACAATCTGATTAAGAAAGATGACCTTGCAAGAGCAAGAGAAATTGAATTCGTAAACCTTTTTGGGTATTCCATTAAAAAGTTGGTAGAAGCCCTTGGAGTAACCAGAAAAATCCCCAAGGCAGCAGGAACCATGTTGAAGTCCTACAAGGCAGTAGGAACTCTTCAAGATGGACTGGTTGCAGAAGGAGATACCATTCCTCTTTCTAAATACAAAACTGTACCCGTCAACTATGAAGAGATTACTTTGAAGAAGTGGAGAAAAGCCACTTCCGCAGAAGCCATCATCGAAAAGGGGTACGATCAAGCGGTTGTAATGACTGGCGACGAAATGCTGAAAGATGTGCAGAAGGGAATCCGTAAGAACTTCTTTGATTTTCTTTCTACTGGCACAGGCTCTGCTTCTGGAAAGACTTTCCAGGCTGCACTTGCACAGGCATGGGGACAGTTACAGGTGCTGTTTGAAGATGATGAAATTCAAGCAGTATACTTCATGAATCCGCTGGATGTGGCAGATTATCTGGCAACCGCACAAATCTCTTTACAAAATGCTTTTGGCATGACCTATGTAGAGAACTTCCTTGGACTTGGCACTGTTATCTTTAACAGTTCTGTACCAAAGGGAAGCATCTATGCAACCGCAAAAGATAATATTGTTCTGTACTACATTCCTGTAAACGGTGCGGATCTGGATGAAGCGTTCACTTTTACTTCTGACGCAACCGGATATATTGGAATCCATGAAACACCGGATTATGACAACATGACCTGTAAGGACACTGTTATTTCTGGCATTGTTCTTTTCGCAGAAAGAATTGACGGCATTGTAGTGTCCACAATTACAGGAGATAACACTCTTGGTACACTGACTGTTACCAGTATTGCAAGCACCACAGATAATGGTAAAACAAAGATTACTGTAAGCCCTAGCAAAGGCGCAGGTAACTCTTATAAGTACAAGATTGGAGAATCCGCTCAAACTGTAACTTATGGAAAATCTGTACAGACGTGGGCTGCATGGGACGGTAGCGAAGAGATTACCGCAGAAACTGGAAAGATTATCACCGTAGTAGAATGCGATGGATCTTACAAGGCAGTTAAGGCTGGCAGCAAGGCAGTAGTAGCAAAGGATGAATAAGAGGTAGCACATGGCAGAATATACGACTTTGGAGCAAGTAAAAATCCGTCTGAAACAATTTCATATTGATTCTGAAAGCTCCGAGGTCGTGTTTGATGACCTTGAAGATAACCCTCTGATTGAGCAACTTATCAGTCAAGCGAAAGCTGACATTGTGGCAAAGAGAATGTACCCGGACAGCTACACGGATGAAAAGATTGCAGAGGACTTGAAGCGGTTTGAGAGCGTGATTGTGAACGTGGTTGTGTATGACCATTCACAGGCTGGAGAAAACTTCATGGCAAGCTATTCAGAAAATGGTGTGTCGAGAACATGGAGAGACCGTGAGGATCTGTTTGTTGGCGTATTTCCATTTGCAAAGGTATTGTAATTAAAAGAAGATTGTGCGTGACCATATTGCTGGTGTCAGCAATATGATTGCAGGCGGCACACTTTAAGGGTGGTGGGCGGTGTGCCAACAATAAGTAACAGGAGATATGAAATGAAAGATTTTTTATTACAGACATACACTATTGTATTGCCTATTTTATTAGGATATATTGTCTGGCTCCTTAAACAACAAAAGAAGGACAGGGATGCAAACAGTAAGGGAACAATGCTTCTTTTGCGTGTTCAACTTATTGAGTATCACGATAAGTACATGAAGTTGGGAGAAATTCCAAGTTATGCGTATGAGAATTTTGTAGAGATGTACAATGCGTATCATGCGTTAGGCGGAAATGGAATGGCTACCAAAATGTACGAGGAAATCAAAGAAATCAGATTGAAGAATGGAGGTAAAGAATAATGGATTTTTCACAAGTAGGAACTTGCGTAGCAATCGTAGTTATCTGCTATCTTGCCGGTATTGGAGCGAAGCTTATTCCGGTTATTAAGGATAATTACATTCCGGTTGTTGTTGGCATTGTCGGTGGTATTCTCGGAGTGGTAGGAATGTATGTGATTCCCGACTTTCCGGCAAATGATGTTTTGAATGCTATTGCGGTCGGCATTGTTTCCGGTTTGGCAAGCACCGGGGTAAATCAGATTTACAAACAGGTAAAGAAAGATGCTTGAAGCAAATAAGCAAAAAATGAAGTATTCCAAACAGGGTGAGAAAGTCACAATCTACGACCGTGACGAAAATGGAAACATTAAGTACATTGAGGTTGACGGTGAAAAGATTCCGGTAGTTTTGAGAGAAGCTATCGGATTTTCTGACCCTGTTCTTTTTTCTGCCAATATCAGCAATAAGTTGTCAGAAGTACTGGTAAAGGAATTTGGTGTTGATGATTCGAGTTCCTATTGTCAGATTGTTACTGATAAAGGATATTTGCCGATTAAGGCAGGAGATATTGTTTGGAAGAAATCTGATGTGGGGCGAGATAGTGATGGACTGGTTGATGATAAGACAGCGGACTATGTTGTAAAAGGTGTAGCTGATGAAGGACTTACAGTTGACCTGTTTTTGCTTCAAAAGACGGTAAAGTGATATGGGAAAGACGATTGAACTAAATCTATTCAGTGACAAGTCCATACAGAAAGCTATTAATGCTCTTAGAGACTACGAAAACAGCTTGACCTATAAATGTAGGTTACTAGCTGAAAAGTTGGCAGAAAAAGGCGTAGAAGTGGCTAGGATACAGGTCACAAGTTTAGATGCTATTTTCACTGGTGATTTAATGCGAAGCATTCATGCAGAGCATATAGGGAACATAAAAGGCGGTGGAATCTGGGCGGTCGTTGCTGATGATGAATCCGCTGTTTTTGTGGAATTTGGTACACTTGGCAGCCTTGGTGGGAAAAAGGAATATCCATATCCGTTTCCGGAAGGTGTTCAATGGAACTACGGAAGTGGTTCAAACATTATTCAGTTGACAAATGGTCAATACGGCTGGTTCTACAAAGGTGATGATGGAAAAGTGTACTGGTGTGAGGGCATGGATAGCAGACCATTTATGTACTTAACAGGTATCGAACTTGAAAAAGATGTAGTGAAAGCGGCATTGGAGGTGTTCGGCAATGGCGGTTAATGAGTATCAATGGGTATCAGATTTTAAAGTTAAGATTGCATCATACTTGAAAATGAAGATACCGCAGAGCCATCCCAAAGCGTATGTAACGAACAAAAGCAAGGATTTGTCGGAACCCACATTCCCTACGGTTTATTTTCATGCCATGCCGTTCACAGAGACAGGACAAGACCTTGAAGGACGGTCTATCAATGGAATCACAGCATCATACCAGGTGGATGTAATTACCAACAAAAGTCAGGAAGAAGCCGAAGCTATCATGGCTACGGTTGCCGGACTTTTCAAGCGTTTGCGGTTTCAGATAACGTCCATGCCGGAGTTTAGCAATACTTCGCAGAACACATACAGAAGCACAGCACGGTTCAGAAGAAACGTAGATGCTGATGATATATTGTAACTATTGACAGAGCCTACTGGCTCTATTTTTTTATGCAAATTTGGAGGTAAATATGGCTACTGGTTTAAAATCTAGAATTGCTTATAAAGAGCCTAATACTAGTGCTGCTACTGGTGAGTATTGGGCAGGAACTTACAAACTGCTCATGAGAGCAAAAAGTATTCCTTCTCCGTTCGGAAGTCAGAACATGGTGGATACTTCTACGCTGGAAGATTTGGTCGAGACACAGGAAATGGGTCGTAGAGCAGCTAACAGTATGGAAGTGCAAGGGGCATTTGAGAAAAAGTACAAGGATGAAATGGTGACAAACGAGGGAAAGAAACTCGATTTCATCATCCTGTATGGAACTGACGGAAAAGGTTCAGAGGGTATTTGCGCATTTATCGGTCAGGAAAGTTTTGCACCGGACGAAGCAACAGACGATCATCTGACTGGAACTGCTACGATTGCACAAGCTACTGTGCCGAAGTGGATTGAAGATAATTACACTGTTGCAGTAACAGAGGATGAAAACGGTTATCCCACAGCAATTACACTGACAAAAAAATAGAAAGTCAGTCAGAAACAAATAGCACTGCCGTGGCTGACTTTGATGAAACGGTAGATGAGCCATTGATTTAGTCAAAAGAGAGCCGTCTTCGGGCGGCTCCTTTCCAACAAAAGGTTGGGGAAAGGATAAATTATGTTGACTGTAAAATTTGGAGAAAAGGAACTTAACATTAAATTCGGTTACGAAGCAACCGTAAAGAACAACATCATTAAGAAACTGGCAAACCTCGAAAAACAAGAAGATGGAATAGAATCCGTAAATAACATTCTCATGTTGCTGCCGGAACTGATTCTTGTTGGGCTGCAGAAATTCCATTCTGATGAATATGGTTTCGATCCTTACAACAAAGAGCAGAAAGAAGCAAAGTTAAGCGAGGTTTACTCCATGCTTGATGATTATTTTGATTCTGATGAATCTGATATTCAGAAGTTGTTTGCTGATGTGCAAGGAGAGTTGCTTGAAAATGGTTTTTTAGCAAAGCTCCTGAAACAGGAGCAGGAGAAAAACCCCAAGAAATCGGAGAAGAAGTCAGAGAACTAACATGGGAAATATACTGTAAAGAAGTGCGCCCTATGTGGCTTTTATACACAAAAGGGTACGGATTTACAGTGAAAGATATAGATTCTTCCTGCCCTGCAGATTTAGAACCTTATGCAGAAGCGTACAAGCTAGAAATGAAGCAGAGAGACAGAGAAATGTGGTCTTGGTTTGGAAATTATGGCATATCTGCATTTGGCGTAGCAATAGACCATTGCTTTAGCAAAAATGCAAAGTCAGAGTATATCAAAAAACCGATCATAGAAGAAAGCAAAAAAAAGCCGGCTTATAAGGAATCCAACGAAGAAATCGCAATATGGGAAATGAAACAGAGAATCAAAGCATTAAGAGAACAAGGATTACCGGAAAGTCCGGATTAAGGAGAAACAAACATGAGTTTAACAGGAATTGATGTGTCCTCATACCAGGGGACGATTAACTGGTGGGCGGTAAAACAGAACGGTATTGATTTTGCTATTCTGAAAGTCATCCGTAAGGATTTGAACCCGGACAAGAAGTTTGAAGAGAACTGGAAAGGTTGCCAAGAGCACAATGTCCATGTGCACGGAGTATATGAATACGGATATATTACAACAGTTGCAAAATCACGATCTGATGCAAGAAGAGTGCTTACTATTCTTAATGGCAGAAAAGTGACAGTATATCTTGATGTTGAAGATGCCGTTATGAAAGGTCTTGGCAAAAATATTATTTCTATTATCAATGCTTACGGCAAGGTAATCACCGATGCAGGATTGCCATTCGGTGTATACACTGGGGAAAGCTTTTACAAGACATACATTAAGCCTTATGGCGGTGTGAGTTATCCCATGTGGATTGCACGGTACGGAAAGAATAACGGAAAGTGTGATGTGAAGTATCAACCGAAAGTACCGAACATGGTAGGCTGGCAGTATACTTCTAAAGGGCGTGTAGGCGGTATTGTAGGCAATGTAGACATGAATGTATGGTACAAGGATTTAGATGCCGTATATGAGGATTCTACAAGCCATAGCAACCCTTATGCAGAGCCGGAAAGACTTCTGTATTACAAGCGTATGGCAATGATGATGAAGGGAAATGATGTCAAGTGGGCGCAGTACGAACTTGTAAGGAAAGGCTTTATGCCGTCTGTAAATGCGAAAGGTAAGACGAACATTGACGGATATTTCGGGAAAACTACTTCTGATGCAGTGAAAGCATTCCAAAAAAGTGTCGGTATCAAAGTGGACGGAAAAATCGGTGCGGTTACAAAGGCATATCTCAAAAAGTGATTTTAGGAGCGGTAGGTGTCACAGCTTACCGCTCTTTTCTTGGAAGTGGTTGACACTTCCTTTTTTTTATTGCGGTAAAGGCGGTGCGGTATGGCAGATATTGATATTGATAATCTTCAAATAAAAATAAGTGCGGATGCGAACAAAGCCAGTAGTGCACTGAATAAACTTGCAAACAGCCTTACGAATTTTCAGAGAAGCTTGTCCATTGATACGTCCAAACTGACAAGTATTTCCAACAGCATACAGAGTATTGCAAATGCCGCAAATTCCATGAATACGAGTGGAATTAAGAATATCTCCACACTGACAAATTCTATTAACAGAATGGGGAAAATAGATACAAGCGGATTAAGCAGAATTTCATCCGCACTGAAGACTTTTTCTGCTGATATGGCAGGAACCAAAGTAGATGGAGTAGGGGATATTGCAAGCATAGCATCGTCAATTTCAAGACTTGGCGGTGTGGCATCCGGCAGAGCGATTACGAACATTCCTTTACTGGCAAAGAATTTGAAGCAGTTATTCACCACTCTGTCTACCACACCAAACGTAAGCGAGAACATTATCCGCATGACAAACGCACTGGCAGGACTGGCATCTACTGGTGCGGCATCAGGTCGGGCTGCAAACTCTTTAGGCAGAAATCTGAACACTTATACGGCAAGTGCAAAAAGAGCCACGAAGAGCACATTCAGCCTTGCAGCGGCTTTCGGAAAATTCTACGCAACGTATTTCCTTGTTATCCGTGGAATTAAAAGCCTGTGGAAATCCATAGAGGGAACTACGGACTATATTGAAGCATTTAACTACTACACAGTTGCTTTCAATAAAGTCGGCAAGGAATGGGGCAAAGACTTTGAAAAATTCGGTTACGACAATGCAGAGGATTATGCGCAGAGTTTCGGAAATCGTGTAAATGAACTGCTTGGTAAAATGTCCGGTCTGAAAGTAGATGTAGACGGTGGATTGATTTCTGAAAGCGGAATGAAAAACCTGGGATTAAATTTACAGGAGATTACCCAGTATGCTTCACAGCTTGCATCTATCACCAACTCTTTAGGGCAGACCGGAGAAGTCACTACGGCAATTTCAAAGTCTATGACAATGCTTGCCGGAGATATTTCTTCTCTGTTCAACGTAGATTTTAGCACGGTTGCAACTAACTTGCAGTCGGGCTTAATCGGTCAGTCAAGAGCATTGTATAAGTATGGTATTGATATAACAAATGCCACTTTACAGACTTATGCTTACAAATACGGAATTGAAAAAGCTGTCTCCGAAATGTCACAGGCAGAGAAACAGCAGTTGCGCTTGCTGGCAATCTTAGATCAGTCCAAAGTGTCATGGGGAGATTTGGCTAACACAATCAATTCACCCAGCAACATGATTCGCCAGTTCACAAACAACGTGAAAGAAGCTGGCATGGTTCTAGGTCAGTTATTTATTCCAGTATTGCAGAAAGTACTTCCTGTTATCAACGGTGTCGTAATTGCGATTAAGAGACTGCTTGTCAGTGTGGCAAATTTACTGGGAATCAAGATTGACTTTTCGTCATTCGGTCAAGGTGTATCCGGGTACAATGAGGAGTTGGAAGATACGGCAGATGCACTGGATAAAGTGGGAACAAGCGCAAAAAATGCTCAAAGCGGAATCAGAGCATTTGATAAATTGAATGTTATTTCTACACCAAAATCTAGTGGAACTGGAAGTGGTGCTGGTGGAGCAGGAATTGACCTTACCAAAGAAATCATGGATGCTACTGCGGAATACGAAAAAGTATGGCAGGAAGCGTTTGATAAGATGCAGAATACAGCTATGGGCTGGGCTGATAAGATAGAAAAACTTCTTGAACCTGTGAAAAAGTTGTTCAAGGATTTGTTCAATGGTGATTTCTTTGAAGCAGGACAAGATTTGTCCGGCATTGTAACAGGAATATTTAACTGGATGTCCGATGCTATTGCATCTGTAGACTGGTACCAAATAGGTCAAAACATAGGACAGTTCCTTGCCGGTATTGATTGGACTGCTGTATTTACATCTGCAGGAAACTTTATAGGACAAGCAATTACAGCGGCAATCGACCTGTGGAAAGGAAGTTTTGATGCCGCACCTATTGAAACCACGATTCTGACGGCAATAGGTCTTTTGAAATTCACTGGTTTGGGAGATATTTTATGGACAGCTATTAAAAAGTCTTTAATTTCGTCAATGGGTGCTAAAGAGGGTACAAGTTTCGGAATTGCATTATTAGGATGGATAAAACGTGGGATAGCAAGCATTTCAACAAAAATAGGACTTGTAATAGAAGGATTATTTAATGGAATGTCATTTAGCGAAGCAATAGCCGGAGCATTTGGTGGTTCAGCATCTTCCATAGCTGCATTTGCAACAACGTTTGCAGGAATAGCTTCTACTGCTGTTGGGGCTGTAACAGCAGTAGTAAATTTTGTAAAAATGCTAAAAGAAGGTTTTAGCTGGTTAAATGAGATATTTATGGTTATTGGAATCGCTTTAGCAGCTGTTGGAGCCGTACTTTTAGGAGCACCTGCATTAGTTGCCGGAATTGTAGCAGCGGTTGTAGCAGCAGTTTCTACGGTAGTAGTTGTAGTAAAAGACCATTGGGAAGAAATAAAAGAATGGTTTTCTGGAATTCCAGAATGGTTTTCAGAGAAAATATTCACTCCAATAAAAAATAAAATAGGGGAAGTAAAAGATTTTGTTTCTTCTGTATGGGGAAATATTACTACATGGTTTGAAACAAATATTGCAACTCCTATAAAGAATGTATTTCAAGGAATTTATGACAGAGTTAATCAGATTTTTACCGGATTATGGATTGTTGTAAAAGCAGTTTGGATAATATCATCGGAATGGTTTTCAGAAAATGTTATAACTCCTATTGTAAATTTCTTTACAAATTTATGGAATAATGTAAAAGAATTGTTTTCATCTTTATGGGAAAACATAAAGTCAATATGGAGTGTAGTATCTGAATGGTTTAGCACTAATATAATTGAGCCGGTTTCTGAAAAATTCACAGAATTTGGAGTAACAGTTTCAAATATTTTTTCAAGTGCATGGGAAAATATAAAAACCATTTGGGGAAAAGTGACGGATTGGTTTTCGACAAATATAATAACTCCTTTACAAAATAAATGGAGGAATGCAATAGAAATGATTTCCGGATTTTTCACAAACTTGTGGGACGGAATAAAATTAGGTGTAAAAAGTGCAATGAACGCAGTACTTGGAAACATAGAAAGTACATTGAATTTTATCATAAGCGGTATAAATTTTGCATTAAAAGGATTTAATAAAATTGTTTCTTGGGGTGCAAATATAACTGGAGACAGTTGGAGTGGAGTAGATTTAATACAAAATGTTACCATTCCTCGATTTGATACCGGTGGTTACGTGCCAAGCCGATACACAATGTTTATGGCAGGAGAGAACGGTGTGCCGGAGATTGCCGGAACGGTAGGCGGTAAAACAGCTGTTGCCGGTGGAGTTGAAATCACTGGAATCAAAGATGCTATTAATTCCACGGCACAACAGGAAATTGCACTTCTGAAACAGAATAATCAGCTACTGCAAGGAATCCTTGAGAAAGAGTTTGGAATAACAACAGATCAAATTGGAATTGCCGCAAGACAATACGGTCAAGAGCAATTTAACCAAAAACACAAGAATGTATATGTATTTTAACACAGACAGCACTCTGGATGGGTGCTGTCTATTTTTATGCAATGAGGCGGTGAGCGTATGTCAGCATATCAAGGATGGCTTTTAAAAATTGGAGATTACGTTATTGACCAGTCAAGATTTATAGCCGCTGAAAGTTATCAGCCAGCTGTAAATATGCAGGATGTAGACCCGTGGACTGATGCAAATGGATACGTACATAGAAATGCTGTGGAGCTAAAAGCATTAAGTGTTGATTTTTCTACACCTGCGATGCTGACGGATGACGATTTGCAAGAGTTACTGTCCGGGATACGAAGAAACTTTATTGATGCAACGGAACAGGGATGCAATATCACGGCATACATTCCATTTTTAGGTCAATATGTCACACAATATGGATATATGGCTGATATAAAGCCTACAATCTACGGAACTTATGACGGAGAGATTAAATACAATCAGATAGAATTTTCATTTGTCGGAGGTGTAGCGAATGAGTAACTATACCTATGCGGATTTGTTTGATAAAAGCGCATCCAAAAAGGAAATCACGATTGAAACAGAGGACAAGTCTGTAAAAATCACCAACAGCGAAATCCATTTTGAACAGTTTGAATTAAAAGAAATCCTATGTGATGATGATTACCTTACATTTGGACAGTGCAATGCATCACAGTTAAAATTCAAAATTTCCAACGTGTTCACAAGCATGATTGGGAAACAGATAAATGTTTCTGCTGTGATTAATGGACATGCTGACGCACCGTTTATTTTCGGCAAATACAGGGTTGTTTCTGACAAGCCTACAGATGATAAGCGTTACCGCAATGTGACGGCTTATGATGCCTTGTATAATGTAGGAGAAGCAAATGTGGCATCGTGGTACAACAGTTTAACTTTTCCGCTTACACTTAAGGCATTCAGAAATAGTTTTTTTGCTTACTTTGGAATAGAACAGGTAGAGACTACGTTAGTTAATGATGACATGGAAGTGGCAGAAACCATAAAACCAAGCGAACTTTCTGGCCAGACGGTCATGGAAGCAATCTGCTCGATAAATGGATGTTTTGGCCATATTAACCATGATGGAAAATTTGAATATGTTTTCCTTAAAGAAATAATATCCGGTTTATATCCACATAAAGGATTATATCCACAGAAAGGATTATACCCTAGAAAAGGTTCTGAAAAAGAAAAGGTTACTGGTGGAAAATACAAATCAGTTAAATATGAAGATTTTGTCTGCCAAAAAGTTACAAAAGTGCAGATAAGACAATCAGAAAATGATATTGGTGCAGTTTACCCGGATACAGAGATTACCGAGAACGACAACAGTTATATTTTGCAAGATAATTTCCTTGTTTATGGAATGGGGGCAGATGCCCTAGAAACGGTTGCAAGAAATCTGTATGAGGTTATTAAAGTTGTAAAATATAGACCTTATAACTGTGAAAAAATAGGAAATCCTTGTTTGAGCCTTGGAGAAGCAGTCAATGTATATACGGCTAAAGAAATCATAGAAAGCTATGTGTTGAGTAGAACGTACAAAGGAATCCAACAACCGAAAGACACCATATCAGCAAGCGGAAAATCTCCAAAGTACAGTGAACAAGTAAATGGAATTAACAAAAGTATAATTCAACTCCGTGGAAAGACTAATGAACTAGAACGGAATGTAGAAGAGACCCGGTCTGAGATCAAGGATGTAGAGAGCGGATTGGATACGAAAATTACGCAAAATGCAGGAAAAATTGAAGCAGAAGCGAAAAGGGCAACAGATACAGAAGTAGAATTGGCAGCGGCAATATCTTTGCAGGCAGACCAAATCAAATTAAAAGTATCAAAAGGTGATGTCAGTTCTCAGTTAAGTGTTGAAAGTGGACAGGTAAGTATTTCTGGAAACCGTTTTGTATTGGAAGCAGATAACTGTAGCATATCAGCAGATGGAACTATAACAGCTAAAAACGCAGTAATGACTGGTAGTTTTAAGTCTATAGGGGAAGACGGAAGTTACACAGAAGTATCATCAGGTGAAATTAAATTTTATAACGAACTATTGCAAAGCACAGGATCTATAAAAGGATTGGGACAATATCTTACTATTGATGCTTCAATGGTAAGTGTAAGCGGAATTTTAGTGGTAGGAAATGGAGCAACATATGATTCACAATATGTAAAAAACATATCAACAACTTCTCAAATATTGGGCAGTAAGACAGTACTGACAAGTGCCACATTAAGTGTCACAAAAAATTATATAAATGGAACCGTATCAGATGTATCTTTGGTAACACAAACAGCCAATGTTGCTGATTATCCTGGACATAATGTTAATTTTATTACAGGAGTTTCATCACTTGGAGGTTTGCTCACTGCAACATCTGGAATTGTCACACTTATGACGTAGGAGATTTATTATGGTAAAAAAAATATTTATTCTTCAAACGATTATTGGAAAAACAATGAAAGAAGTAATGGAAGAAAGGCAAGAAATTCAGCAATATATAGCTTTTACCATTGGAATTTCCACGTTTACGGAAATCAATGCCACATTGTTTAGCACGGAAGATGGCGATGGTTTTGAAGAGTTTATGAAGCAACTGATTGACATGTCGGATACAGTGGTTGCACAGAGCGGATATGAGGTATCTGAACTGTGCAAAAATCTGTATGCATATGCAGAAGAGCAAGGAAAAGAAATCTATGTAAGGGAGAATTGATATGGCAGCAAACTTTGAGATTAAGAAATTAAAAAGCAACCTTGTGACAGTATTAAATCAAACACCGTTGCCTATCGAGGTGAAAAGGCTTGTACTGTATGAAGTGTATTCGGAGACTAAACAGTTATCAGATATGCAGATTATGAAAGAGGAAAGCGAGGTATCTGCAGATGGTGTTGAATAAGGTTTATACCAGAATTAACTGGGAAGATTACCCCAGTGAAAACACGGATTTAGATGCATACAATCTTAATCAGATGGATTCTGCTATTGATGCGTTGGACAACCGTATCATATTACAGGATGCCTTAAAAGTAGACAAGTCTGCAATAAACGGAAACATTTCTGATTGGACTATGGATAAAACAACCGGTGTTATTACTATTACAAAATACAACGGTGAAAAGATTATTTTTGACCTTAATATTGAAAAAATACCTGTTGGATTTTCCATGTCTGATGACGGAATCATTACCATGACTACAGAAGATGGAACACAGTTTACGGCTGATATTGGTTCTATGATTCCGGTGTTGACATTTGAAGATTCTGCAACCATAGCTGTATCCGTGAATGGTACTGGAAAGAATAAGACTTATTCTTTTTCAATCAAAACAGGATCAGTAACAGATGCTATGCTACAGCCTAATTATTTAGCAGATATTAGAGTAGAATCCGCAAATGCATCTGCTTATGCGCAATCCGCAAATGCAAAATCTGTATTGGCTGAATCTTATGCCATAGGTGGAACCGGAACAAGAGAAGGAGAAGATACAGATAACGCAAAGTATTATATGGAGCAGGCAAAACAGCAAACAGGAGGTATACCTACAAAAGTTAGCGAATTAGAAAATGATGCTGGATACATTACAAAAAAAGTTTCTGATTTGACAAATTATTATGACAAAACCACTGTTGATGAAAAAATAGATGCAATTCCAAAACCAGATTTGACAAACTATTTGACCAAAACTGGTGATGGTAGTAATTTGACTGCGGCGTTTGAAGAAGCAACAACTTTAGATGAATTAACGACAGGAGAAAAGTTATCATCTATTTTGGGAAAAATTAAACTGGCTGTAAAAAACATTAAATCACTTATAGGCCTTATCGGAACTACCGATATTTCGACTATTGGTGACGGTACTATCACTGGGGGATTAAGTGATGTAAATGGCAAGTTACAAGTTATATCCATCAGCCCTAATATCACCGCACCGGCAAATGCATATACATACTGTGACGTACAGATTCCTGATGGATATAGGGTTTACGGTGTTAATACTTTGAATAATTCATTGGCTATTCAAGCTACACCGAGTGAGTTTGCAAATGTCAAAAGGGTGACCTTTTATAATGCATACTCAGAAGACATCCACATAGGACCAATTGATATGCTTATTTATAAAAAGTAATAATATCGATTATTTTCTTTTTCGATAAGTTAGTCGATCCTATCAATTTGCACACACATACCGTTGTCTCCAAGTATTCTGATAACAGAATCTTTAGGCGCAAAAAATATTGTTTTAAACTGAACGTAATTTTGAACATCAATAGGGTTAGCTCTAAATGATGCAACAGCTATACCGTTTACATATGCATGTCCCCATCCATAGCCATTTGAGCTATATAAGTTTGCTGTAAACCAACCATCTGAAGGAACAGTATATATTTTATCAAATTGCGAACCTGTTCCATCATTTAATACTTTTACAGCGGATTTATACGTAGGTCTCACAATTAACTTGCCATTTACAGAAGCAGTCATAAAAAATATTTGCGAAATAACAACAAAAAAGAGCATGGTGTAAAAGCCATGCTCTTAATCTCTTCATCTGATTCCCCAGTCACCGTCATTATTTACGAAACCAACCACATATCCTATCATGTCATCAATTATGTGCTCCGGAAGTATACTGTTCGGAGACATGAGCGAAACATATCTCCATTTTCTAACGCCATATTCTATTATATGGGTTTTTACGGCAATTTGTATCCCACCATTACTGGTCACAATACATCGTTCACCGTCTTGTGGTTCACGATCTGCGGAAAGGAGAATAATTTCCCCTGGAAGATAAAACGGCATATAGTAGTCACAGGGAATTTTCAAACCGATATAAGTCTTGGATTTTATATCTTCCGGTAAATTGTCTATGCAAATAGGTTCTACAGCGTTTGTGGTGGCTATAATTCCATTCACAAGTTGCGGTTTGAGGACAGAAATATACTTGTGTGATTTTTCAAAACTGGAATAGATTTTAGCTTGGTGACGGATGAAGTAACGGATAAGGTACAGAGAGTGTTCCGGCAGACTGCGACATATCTTAACAGATTCTAACATCTTATCTTCCATAGTGCCGCAACCTACCAGTTCATCTACGCTGATTCCAAAGGCTCTAGCAAGCGCAACAGCGGTAGATAGCTTCGTGTCGTTAGAATTACCGTATAGTAGTGAATTAAGCGTAGAATAAGGCAAATTAGATTCATCTGCAAGCTTGTACACTGTCATGTCCGGCTCATTAAGAAATTCGTGGAGATTCCCACGAAAACTTAACATATAATTTGCACGGTTGACTGATAGATGTGTCGATATTTCTTTGATTCGGTCTTTTTTCATCATGTTTATTGTCCCCCTTTCACATGATACACTTGTAACATCCCTTGAAACGAGGGACATCAAGTTCTGGCGAGGGCGGTGTTTATTGGCGTTTTCACCGTCCTCTTTTTGTTGATATTTTACAACAATAAAAAACGTGAGTCAAATATTGATTATTAAGAACATATGTTCTATAATGTGCTTGTTCGCTACTTTAGATTGTGTGGAGAATTAAAGAGAGAGGGGCGTGGTTACGATGGAAAAAGAAATGACAAATGAAGAATACAGAAAAGAGTTGTCAAATATGTTTGGAAGCATAAATGAAAACTATATTTTGCAGTGGTTCTATGAATTTGTAAAAGAAAAAACAAGAGGTGAATAATCACCCCTTGGTATATTTATCGTAAAAAGCTTCCGCTTGAAACAAAAGCATATTGAGCATTTCTGGTGGAAGCTTTTCGGCAATTTTAGCAAGTTTCATCACATCATAATTTTTGCTTATTCTGGCTATAAAAGCTCCGTTCATGTCTATGTAATCTCTATTTAATCCAAATGATTCTACAAAAGTGTTTATATTATTTTCCGGCACAAATCCCTTGTTGATAATCTCAACAAGGCATTTCTTATAATAACCCATTCTGTCAATGAGATTAGTGCTACCAACATTGTTATAAATATAATCAGAATATCGCACTTCCAAATAATCAGTCAAATCATTTTCGAAGTCAAATGTTCCATCTTCTAATTTAATTTTATAGTCTACTCGTTTTTTTATAATATCCTTATATGGAACCAAGTCTATATTTAATTTTTCTGCTGCTTCTATAGTTTTATGAACATTTTCGTGAATAGCACAATCAAAGTCATCAAATGGATTGTATTCTGTTCCACATTCTTCACAAACAATTTTATCAGTTTTTCCCATTAAGAAGTCCATAGATACTCCAAAGTATTCACAGACTTTTTGAGAGGTCTTCGGATCTGCCATAGAATTTTTCTTTTTCCATGTGCTTAAAGTAGAAGAGTTAACACCAGTATCTTTACCAAACCTATATGGTGTAATTCCTTTTAATTCACACAATTTTTCGAAAGTTTTGTACATAATATCACCTCTTAAAAAATATTTCGGCATAACGAAATAGACTATTGACAACTTCGGTTTAGCGAGATATACTATGTACATACCTCGGCGAAACGAAATATAAAAATAGTTTCTAGAAAAATACTTCGTTAAAAAGATGTAACTCGTTCGACAAAGGAGATTATATCACTAAACCGAGGTATATACAAGTATTATTTACGGAAAGGAGTGATATTTTGGCACAAATGTTTACTTGTGAAGAGGTAGCAGAGAGATACAAGGTAAAAGTCATTACTGTTTGGGAATGGATTCGTCAAAAAAAACTTGGGGCAATCAAGTTAGGAAGAGAATACAGGATCACAGAGGATGACCTTGTGGCATTTGAAGATTCAAGAAGAGTTAAAACTGAATAGAAAGGAGAAGTATGGAAGAATTAGTAAAAGTTGGAACAAAAGAGTTGCCTGTTATTGAATGGAATGGGCAAAGAGTTATTACCACCGCACAGTTGGCAGATATTTATGAAACGGATGTTGATAATGTAAAGAAAAATTTTCAGCGAAATGGTGATAAATTCACAGAAGGTGAACATTTTTACTTACTTACGGGGGAAGAGTTAAGGACTTTTAAGAACATGGTGACAGATTGTCCCCTTGTCGGAAAGAATGCAAATCAGCTTTATCTCTGGACACGCAGAGGGGCAAGCCGACATTGCAAGATGCTTGGAACTGACAAGGCGTGGGAACAGTTCGATGTTTTGGAGGAAAATTATTACAATCCGAAAGCACAACTTGATATGTCCAAGTTGTCACCGGACTTGCAGATGTTTCAGAAACTTTTTAATTCCGTAGCAGAACAGCAGTTAGAGCAGAAGAGACAAGCAGAAAAGGTAAACCGCATAGAGCAGACTGTCTCCAACATGAAAGATATTTTCACGAAGCCTATCGGTGACTGGAAGTCGGAAATAAATGGAAGGATACGGGAGATTTCAGTTAAGAGTGGAATTGGATATCAGACATTATATGGACAGCTTTACGGTGAACTGGAAACGACAGCACATTGTAGCTTAAATATGCTTCAAAGGAACAAGATAAATAAGATGAAAAAGGCAGGTAATAACGAAACAGCTATTAAAAACGGCACAACTAAGATTCAAATTATTTATGAGAAACCACAGTTGAAAGCAATTTTCGAGGGAATCGTAAAGAATTACGCAATGAGGTACTGCTCATAGAAAGGAAAAAGGAATGAGAAACAAATTTTTGAGATTAAGCAACAGAGTAATTACATCAACAGACAACAAAGGAAAAGCAATGTATTTTACGAAAGTAGACAGCGCCGCTACATTCCAGAAGTTGTTCCATGATGAAGAAGCTTCATACGGTGTATCTGTAACAGATATTGAAGTAGATATGGGAAGTGGAGAAACATTTACAGATGCGATTTTAATGACACATAGTGCAGAAACAGAAGATGGCTCAGATATGTTTTTGGATGTCATTATCAGCGATTTACTGGGTACGTTTGTATCCGAATGGTATTAAGCCTATGAGAACAACAATAAAGCTGTTTCTTCCTATTATAATAGCACTCTCCATCACATTTACATCTACGGCACAGCCATCCGGCAGTTTTATCTCCGAGGAAGCGCAGGAATCGTGTGTAAAGTACGGTGAGGAATACGGCATCTGCCCGGAACTGCTCATGGCAATGATCGAGAAAGAATCTTCCGGCAGACCGGATGTGGAAAGTGGCGGTTGCAAAGGTCTGATGCAGATTTCAGGCAGATGGCATAAAGACCGCATGGAACGTTTGGGAGTGACGGACATTTACTCCGTGGACGGAAATATCCATGTTGGAGCCGACTACTTGTCGGAATTGTTTGAAAAGTACTGTGATGTAGGAATTGCCCTCATGGTTTACCACGGTGAGAAGAACGCAGATACAAAGACAGAATTAAGTGATTACGCTGACTGGATTCTAACAAGGAGCGCAGAACTGGAAAGGATGAATGGAAAATGACGAACAGAGAGAAGTATGCAGAACAAATTCTTGATATGGCTGTTAATACCATTTCAATAGCTGTTGATAAAGAAGGAAAACCGTGCGATTGCAATGCAATACGCTGCTCAGATTGCACGTTTATCGGTGGAAGGTGCAGAAAAGGGCTCAAAGAATGGTCAGAGCAGGAATATGTAGAGCCTACGGTGGATTGGTCGAAAGTGCATGTGGATACGAAAATTCTGGTGAGAGATTCAGAAGATGGACGTTGGGAAAAAAGACATTTCGCAAGATACGAAAATAATATTGTTTTTGCATGGGACAGCGGTTGTACATCTTATTCTGCTAACGGATACTATAATGTTTCAACTTGGAAGTATGCCAAACTTGCGGAGGAAGATGTATGAGTGCCAAAAGGCGGTTTACAGTCAAAGGAGTAATCGGAAGATTCTTATTTAATCCTAAAGAGTGGGAAATCGACCGTGAAACATCATTTTACTACCGACTGGTGAACCGTGAGACAGGAATGAAAAAATGGGTAAGAAAGGAGTATTTCCATGTTGAAGAAAGAAATTATCCCTATCGTCCGTGCGAATGAGATTTTGATTGCAGGACTGTTAGATGCAGGAATCTTGTATATCGGAGATGACAACATGATTCACGCAACAGAAGACTGAAAGCCGGAGGAATGAGGAAATGGAAAGGAAAATCAGAAAAATCTTGGTAGAACTTGGGATGAAACAGTACTTGCCTGGATTCCAGTACATCATCGAGGTTGAAATGTTGATGTTTGAAAATAGAAACAGAAGACTTTCTGAAATCTACCGAATTATCGGGGAGGAACACAGCACAAAAGAAAAAAGTGTGTATCAGGCTATTAAGTGGGTAGTTGGCAATATTAACACAACAACAGAGTTGTACAAGAAAATCAACGAGACAGACAAGCCGGTATCAATCTATATGTTTGTAAATTCATTGTATTTGTATCTTTGGGAGGATAGGAAAAATGAGGATTAAGCACATCTTTTTGCAGAATTTCTGTAAATTCTATGGCTATAACACACTGGACACAGATATTTACGACCGGACAGAGATTTCCGGAGCGAATGAAACTGGAAAGTCCACAATCAAGAGAGCAATCCAGCATATTTTTGGCTGCCGTGACGAGAACGGCAAAGAGATTAGCGGAATCAGACCGCATGACAAAGACGGTAACGACATTGACGGTGACATTACCGAAATGGTTACGGTGGAAGTAGACGGAGAAGAAAAGGTCCTGAAAAAGGTTTGTCGGAAGAATTACAACAAAAAAGGTGAGTTCACAGGAAATGTGACAGACTACTATATCAACGACATTCCTAAGAAACAGGCTGATTTTGACAGTTTTTTGGAAGAGTGTGCTTGTGATAAGAACAGATTTTCTCTTTGCATCAATGCCATGACACTGTTGCTTAAAGGCGGTACAGAGCAGAGAGCAATTCTTGCTGATATGTTTGGTCAGCACAGTAATGATGACATTTGCAATCAATTTCCGGAGTTTGAAGAATTAAGGGCTATTCTGCAGGACGGCACGGTTGATGAACTGAAAAAGCGTTGCAATACACAGTTATACGGTACAAGGGGAAGAAATGGAACCAAGGGCTTGCAGGACCTGTTAGATGAAATTCCGAGCCGTATTGACGAGGTGAGCCGTCAGAGAGTGGATATTGACCTTGCGGATCTGGAACTGAAAAAGAAAGCTTTACTGGATAAGCTGTCAGAGAACATTAAGCAGCAGACAGATACGCAGAACAGCATGATTTCCTACGATAAGCTTTCAGATGGAATTATTGAGTTAAAAGGTCAGTTGAGTGCATTGCAGCAGAAAGCAAATGAAAAACTGGATGCGGACAGAAGAGAGAAGCGAACAACACTGAATCAGATTCAGAATGAGCATCAGAAAGAGTTGCTTAAGGCAGATACCATTCGTGAAGAGATCACTGCACTGGAAAAGCGTATCGCACAGTATGAACAGAAGAGACAGGAATTGAAGAAGAGTTGGGATTTGAATAAAAGCCTTAAATTTGATGAAAATTCTCTGATTTGTTCCTACTGTGGACAGGAATATCCGGAAGAGAAGAAAGAGCAGTTAAGAACGGAGTTTGATGTACATAAGGCACATAAATTGGAACTGATTACCAAAGAGGGTTCTTCCTGCGCTGACCATATCAAAGCGGATCAGACAGAATTGGAACATAAGCGTGAGGAACTGAAAAAGACCGAGGATGAAGTGGAACGGTTGGAAAAAGAGATTGCCATTGCTGATAATGCCTTAAATTCCATTCCGGCAAGCGTGGATATTTCCAACACAGAAGAATACAAAGCTTTCCAGTCACAGATTGCAGAGAAAGAAGCTTCCATGAACAAATTCACTGACATGAATCTTCTTAGATTCCAGTTAAAATGTGATGAAGAGCAGATACGCAAGGATATTTCCGTGGTTGATAAGTCTTTGGCGAGTGTAAGCATTAACGAGAGTGTGGATAAGCGTATTGCAGAACTGGAACAGGAGCGCAAGAATATTGCACAGAAGATTACGGATGTGCAGGCACAGCTTGACCTGTTAAAGAAATTCAGCCGGAAGAAGAACGAACTGTTGGAAGCTGATGTGAACGAGTATTTGGAGTTCTGCCACGTTAAGATGTTCAGACCGCTTGTGAACGGTGATACCGAGGAATGTTGCGACTTTATCTACAAGGGAGAACCGTACAGCCGGAACATGAACCACGGAGCAAGGATTCTGACGGAAATCGACATTTGCAATGCGTTTCAGAAGCGGTGCGGTGTGGAATTGCCTATCATGGTTGACGATACCGAGAGCCTTGACCCTTGGAAGATTCCTGATGTTGACAGTCAGTTGATTATGTTTCGCAGAAGTGATGATGTGAGTTTGAGAGTGGAGGAAGTGAAGAATGAGTAATGAAGCAGAGAAACGCTACATTGTCGAGCGTGAGTTTGAACACGTAGGGTATAAATGCGTTGTGATATTTGGAAATATGGCTCACAGGTGCGGATATGTTGGCATTCCAAAGAATCATACGTTATACGGAAAAAATTATGATTACCATCTTGAAATTAAAAAATCAAATATTTGGGGCAGAGAAGTAAGTGGCATTTTCCCTTTGCTTGGTGCTTACATGGATGAAGATGAAAGAATCCGCATTGAAGCATATTTCCAGTGCCACGGTGGTATTACATACGCAGGCGGTGGAAAAAATTCAAATTATCCTATCAAAAGTGATTTATGGTGGTTTGGGTTCGATTGCGGTCACGCTGGAGATAAGGCGGATTTTGATTATGCAATACAGAAATTCCCAAGCCGTAAAGAAATTTATCAGATGCAAAAAATGATAGAAAGTAAATTTCCTGTTGGTGTCGATGTCGTTCGTTCAGAAGAATATGTTGCTGATGAATGTAAGAAGTTGGCGGAGCAATTGAAAGAGTTTGAAAGGAATGAAGAGAATGCAGATTAAGAAAGAGACAGTCATTTCTGTTTTGACAACAAGCGGAGAAACAATCAATGTCGGTGACACCGTGGTTTTTAATGCAGAGGGCAAGTGCTACACGGGTGTTTACATGGGTCTGACAGATCGTGGAGCATTGAAATTCAAGGGAAAGATTTCCGGTACTGATGTCACATGGAATGTAATGCCTAAGAGCATTAAGGAGATTTGCAAGGCTGATGTAAAAGTGAAAAATGATGAATTTGGCAAGTTTATGAACGAGCCGGAAAGCGAGGAATGAATCATGGGAAAATTTAAGGTTGGAGACAGAGTAAAAGTAAACAAGAATACTGTTACAATCAACAGAAGAACTGTAGGGGAATGCGGAACAGTCAAAAAACTCTTGACGGATAATTACTGTTCGGTTGAGTTTGACAAATTTGTAGGTGGTCATGATTGCTGTGGATTAGCCAAAGATGGGTACGGATGGAATTGCGTAGAAGATGCGCTTGATTTAGTGAAACATCAGAATGAAACCATTGTCATCTACCGTAACGACAACAAAGTGGTTGCACTGGACAAGTCCACTGGCGAGAAAGCAGAAGCAAAATGCAATCCGGCTGATGAATTTGATTTCCGTACTGGTGCTAAGTTGGCTTTTAATCGACTGATGGGCGAAGACGTGAAGCCTGATAACGGTGTACGGGAGGTGAAGAGGAAAGCTAAGGTAGGTGAGTACGTCAAAATTGTGGATGCGAAACCTTATCTTATTCCCTATAAAAACGGAGATATATTTAAGGTTATTTCTACATGTAAATCTGGAGTTGAAATTGAGAAAGATGGAACACCAGTTACAGAGGCATGGCACAGAGAGTACGTTGTCCTTGAAAACTACAAACCGGAAGAAAAAGCGCAGGAACATAATGACAGCGAAATCCATGTCGGTGACATGATAGAGGTAACACGAAGCGGTGGTTGTTATTCAACGTACGATACATGGAGTGGACTTGGAAGTTATAGGCAAAATTTTGTTAAGGGAGTTTCTGTTGAAGACGGAATGGTTGCAAAGGTTTTGAACATTGCGAAGCATGACAGGATGCATAATTTTCGCCTTGCACTTATTCAGAATCCCAAAACAAGCCAGGTATTCATCATCAAAATTGACGGCATCAAAAAAGTAGAAAGGTAGGTTACAGTATGGCAGACGAAAAGAAGCAGGAAAACACAGGAATTGTGGAATACGAATCAAATGGGGAAATTGTAAAAATTTCCTCAACAACGGTAAGAAAGTACCTTGTAAGCGGTGATGGAAACGTATCGGATCAGGAAGTAATGATGTTTATGTCTCTTTGCAGATACCAGCATCTTAATCCCTTTTTGAAAGAAGCATACCTCATTAAGTTTGGAAACAATGATCCTGCTACGATTGTTACCGGAAAAGATGTTTTTACAAAAAGAGCAGATGCAAATCCGAATTATGCAGGAAAAAAAGCAGGAATTATTGTTCAAAAAAAAGATGGTTCCGTGGAAGAAAGAGAAGGATCTTTTGTCCTTAAGGACGAATCTATTGTAGGAGGTTGGGCTAAAGTGTTTATAAAAGGAAGAGAAACACCGGAGTACCAGTCAGTATCTTTCGATGAATATGTTGGAAGAAAAAAAGATGGAACAATCAACGGTCAATGGTCTAAAAAGCCTGCAACAATGATAAGAAAAGTTGCTGTTGTACAGGCATTAAGAGAAGCTTTTCCGGATAAATTCCAAGGTTTGTATGCGCAGGAAGAATTTCCTGATGTTTCCGATGTGAAACTTGATGTGGAAAAAGTTGCGGCAGAGGAAATTCAGGCAAACGCAAATTCTGTTGATTTTCCCGATGCAACTTTTGAGGAAGTCACCACGGACAGCACGGAACAGACCATTGCCAGCGCAGAGACACCGGATTGCTTTAAGTAGGAGGACACCATGAGAATTATATCGCAGGACGGAACATTAGACATTCCTTATGAACAGGTGATTATTCAGAGATTTAATGGTGAAATTTACTTTCTGAATAAGAACCTCACAGGTGTAGAACACCTTTGTAGTGATATGGTTATTGCTAAATATTCCACAGATGAAAAAGCGGAAGAAGCAATGAAACAACTTAAATATGCGTATCTTTGCCATAACAGAGTAAAAATTGAGAGGGAGTATCCAATTTGTGATGATAAGACACAAGAGGGAATTGGAGGAGTTTATACTTTCCCACAGGATGATGAGGTAAATGTATGAAGCTAAAATGTTTAGGCTCCGGTTCTTCCGGTAACTGCTATCTTCTGACTGCAGATAATGGCGAAACACTTCTGGTTGATGATTGGTGGTGAAAAAATTGGAAGAAGAATGGAAATGGATAAAAGGATATGAGGGAATATACCAGATTTCAAACCTTGGAAATGTGAAAAGTTTTCACCATTCAGAAAATGGAAAAATGTTAAGCATTAAAAACAAAAGAGGTTGGTATCTTTCGTTCAGAACAACTGAGAAAGATGGTACGCGCAAAACACTTAGAGTACATCAAGAAGTAGCAAAAGCATTTATTGGAGATGTCCCAAAAGGTTTTGATGTACACCACAAAGATGAAAATAAGCAAAACAATGCATGGTGGAATCTGGAAATAATACCAAGAAAAGAGCATTTATATATTACTATGTCAAAGCATCCTGAAATATATGAAAATATGAATATTAAAAATATATACGGGAATAAACATGTTTTGCAATATACGGATGACGGATATTTTGTAGCAGAATATGTGAATGCCAAAATAGCAGAAAAATACACTGGTGTTTGTAGCCGGAATATTTTGCAAGTTGCCAATAAAGAAACTTTTAATGAAAAAGGAGCAATAAGAAAACAGGCTGGTGGATATGTTTGGAGGTTTGGTAATGAAAGTGAGGTGATGAAATGCTCAAATTGAAATGTTGCGGTTCGGGAAGTTCTGGAAACTCATACGCATTGATTTCTGATGGTGAAATTCTTCTTATTGATGCAGGAATGAAAATCATGGATATAAAGCGTATGTGCGACTGGAATGTGTGCGGAATAGTAGGTTGCATAGTTTCTCATGAGCATGGTTAGGAGACCATAGTTTATCCGTATCAGACCTTGAACACATGGGAATAAAGGTGTGGCAACCTAATTCAGACCATTCAGAACGTGAAATACAGATGGGAAAATTCCACATATTCTGCTTTCAAGTGCCACACAACGGCACAGAGAACTACGGATTTTTGATTATGGTTGACGGTCAGAAACTTCTGTATCTGACAGACCTTGAATATTGCCCTTATGTGTTCAAAAAACAGCGGTTAGAACATATGCTGATCGAGTGCAACTATCAGAAGAAATATGTTGACATGGATGCACCGAATTACGTTCACAAGGTAAAAGGTCACTGCGAACTGGAGACCTGCAAAGGAATTGTCGAAGCGAACAAATCAGATGCCTTGCAAAACATTATATTGTGCCATTTGGGCGGTGATACAACCGATGCTGATGAATGTGTCGCAGAGGTAAAAAAGATTGCTCCATTGGCGAATGTAGACTATGCGGCAGCAGGCAAGGAATGGATTTTACAGAATGGAAAGGAGTGCCCGTTTTGAGTGGTGGAAGTTTTGGTTATTTGTGCTACAAGGATGTCAATGAGCTAATGGAGCCGTCAAGTATCTCCAACCTTGAAATTATGGTGCAACACTTACAGTTGTACGGTTACGAGGACATAGCACGAGATACACAGCGGTTGATTGAGTATATCCGGTCGGCAAGTATCAGAATTGAGGTTTTGAGCGAGAATCTTAACGGTGTTTTTCATGCGGTAGAGTGGTATGAGAGCGCAGATATTGGCAGAGAGACCATGATTGCAGAACTGGAAAAGTACAGAAATGGTGGTGCGAATGGCTGACACATTTTATAGACCACTTACACCGCAATTAAGAAGTGAAATAATGCAGAGCATTGATTCTAACATATCCGAACTGAATACCTGTCAAAGCAATGCTTTAGTCAATATGCAAAAAACAGGATATGGGGCATTGAGAAATATTATAAATGCCTTGCCGGACGGATATTTGATTCCATTTGAAAGGCGGTGATGTGGTTGGCTGATTGGAAGAATATAGCAAAAGCAAAATCCATAGAGAGAAAAAATCGTGAAAAAATACTGGCGGTTAATCCACACGTGGACGATGGAAGTGGAATTTACTTTCTGACAAGAACAGACGAGGATGGTTTTCGTTTTGCGTATGTGGGACAGGCGGTACATATCTTGCAGAGACTTTCCGGACACCTTAATGGGTACCAGCACATTGATTTATCCATGAAAAGCCACGGATTGTATTCTGCGGAGAACATACACGGTTGGAAAATCGGATTTCTACATTATCCGGTAGGAGAACTGGACAAGTGGGAGCAGTACTGGATTAAGCGTTATGCGGACGATGGTTATCAACTTCGCAACAAAACAGCCGGTGGTCAAGGTGATGGAAAGAAGAAGATCGCAGAGTATCGACCGGGAAAAGGATACCGTGATGGACTGGCACAAGGCAAAATCAACCTTGCAAGGGAACTGGCGAACATTGCCGACAAGCATCTGGTCATCAGTTTGAAGCCTGAGAAGCAGAACAATTCCGTGTCGCAAAGACAATTTGTTCGGTTTATGGAACTTTTGCATGGAGAAAAGGATGGTGAAAGTAATGAATAAAACAGACTATGAAGTACTTTTACAATACGTTGAAGAAACTGACAAGGAGTTTTATGAATCTCTTTCTACTCAAAAACAAATTATGTATCTTTGCTATCAATATGGAACTGAATCTTTTAAAAAATACTTATTTAAGTATAGATTTCAGCAAGTCTGCAATAAATTAAAGGAGTTTTTCAGAAAATGGTGAAATACGAAGGTGAATGCTGCGGATGTGCAACTGAAGCTTATCCATGTCTCGGCAATAGGTGCCCGAACATAAATGTGAAACATTTGTATTGCGATGATTGTAAGGAAGAGGTAGAGGAACTTTACGAGTTTGACGGTGTACAGTTTTGTAAGGAATGCCTGTTAAAGCAATTTGAGAAGATTACATGAGCGAAAAAAATTACGATTGTAGCTGTTGGAATGAGTACCCAAACACAATGCACTCAATCAACGGACGTACTCACAAACCGTATCAAAGTGGTAGATGGAAATGTGTTGATTGCTACGAATATGTAGGAAAATCAGAATACGGTGCTACTCATTGCAAAAGGAAAGAGCCAGAACTTGAAAAGAGGTGATACATAAAATGCCAAAACGATATGACAATCCGCAGGAAATTTTGAAAATCATGCGGCAGACAGAACTTTTGAAACAGTCTGCGGAGAGAAGCCCATTTACCGGAATACTGACACTGTTCTGCTATACCTTGTGGAAAGACTACAAGTACTCACAGACGAAGCTTTATGACTTCTGCGGTAAATTCACCGAGTACAACGAAAAGTACGAGAATGAGCCTTATACGGAGTTACAGAGTAGGCTTAACGATTTTGCAGACTGGACGATTGAGTACAAGGAATTTACCGAAGCTGATTATCCACATTACAAGTCGGTTGTAGCGCAGAAATGCATCAGGGAACAGGTCAGATGTAACAACCTTATCAATGAGTTGTCCACAAGGTACATCCTATATGGAATGGTAATTCTTATGGAAGATGGATTTAGTAAGAAGAAGCTGACGAATTTCAAGGATAAGTTTTCTGACCACATGGACAAAGCAGGAGACAAGTGCAACGGAAAAGATTTTATGGACTTGTGGAGAGAACTGGTGGAAAACACCGGAATCTATATTGAGAAGCCTATTTTTGAGTAAGGAGTTCTAAATGGCAGAAAAACGAATGTTCAGCGCAAAAATAATTGAGAGTGATGCTTTTTTGGATATTCCTGCTACGGCTCAAATGCTTTATTTCCATATCTGTATGAACGCTGACGATGACGGATTCGTGAATAATCCACGGAAAATCATAAGGATGTGCGGTGCTTCTGATGATGATTTGAAAGCATTGATAGACAATAGATTCCTTTTATCTTTCGATAGTGGTGTTATGCTTGTAAAGCACTGGCGCATTCACAATTACATTCCACCGGATCGTTACAAGCCGTCATGCTACGTGGACGAAAAAAGCAAAATAGGTTTGAAACTAAACGGAGCATATACTACGGATCCTAAAAAGATGGTTTCCCCCGTAGAGGGAAATCCAAAGAAGAGTTGCTACGACAAAGAAATCAAACTTGATAAGAGGTGATGCAAATGCAGATGACAGGTTATGAATTGTTGGCGAATTACGAAAAAGCAGATGACAATGACAAACAGATTCAGATTCTTGCGGATTTGAACCACATTCCGGTTGACATGGTGTGTTTTGTGATTGATAACAGTGAGAAATTTGATACTTCAGAGACACCATTGTCTACAGAAGAATTTACAAAGTGGTGTGAGACGGAACTTGACCGTGTGGATGCTCATATCCATGCACAGGAAATATATTATAGAGAACTTTGCAATGTATACAGAATCGCAAGTACATACGGGAAAAGGAGTGCAAAATCGTGAGCAGAGGATTTCACAGTGACGATGAATTACGGGAGATGGAAGAGCATCCAGGAGAGATGTCAAGGCATATCGGACGGACGAAACCGTATGACTGCAGTTATCCGGTGATAGCGGAGAGATCAAAGATACATGCAGGAAGAAGTGAGAACCATGAAGATATATGCCGTGAAGAATGACAAGGACAGCTACCCGAATATTGGGGATGGGCTGTTGGAGGTCTCAGAAAGCCGACCGACATTCTTCCGACTGGTGGGTAGTACCCGGCATTACCCTTACAGAGATTTTACTTTTTATGACTGTAACGGAGTGGCGATACCAAAGCAGTTTTTGAGAGCATGAGAAAGGAGCAAGGATGGAGAGACTGACAACTAACAAGAATGTATCAGATATGGGAATGGTTGAACTGGCACTTAATTGCTGTTACATAGCAAAGGATGGAAGTGGCAGATACAGAGATTATGAGATTGATATGGACGAAAGAGATTTCGTAAGAAAACTCACAACTACTTTGGTAGGAGAAGATTTGCCATTGCAAGACGAATCTTTTGACGAAGAAATGATGGACAACCTCGGGATTGACCCGTTTGCAGACGTAAGAGGTCTTATTGCGATATTCTACCGCAATATGTGGTCAATGGCAGAGTTGAGGGAAAAGTTGAAACGATATGAGGACGCAGAGGAACATGGAAGCTATGGAAAGTGGATTCCGGTGAGCGAGAGACTGCCGGAAGATTATGTTCCGGTCAATATCACATGGGTAAACCACAATCCGGATCCTTATTATGCAAGCATTAAAGATGTACCGTTCACAGCAACTGGTATCTGCTACAAGGGGAAATGGTACTGGTATTCGGTAGTATGTGAAGATTATCTCAAGGAATACGGAGAAAGATATGAAACAGACGCTGTTGATGCTGATATCGAGGTTACAGCCTGGATGCCACTGCCGGAACCGTATCGGGAAAGTGAGGTAGAATATGGCAAATAGGAACACACTGCATAGCAACAAATTGGATGCTTTTCGCAAATGGCTTATCAAAACCGGATGGACGATTGAAGAACCGAAAGGTATATGGGAAGTATTAAGAGCGAAAAAGGCAGGAAGACAGAATCCCTTGATTGTCTATCAAAAAATGAACAAAGAGCATTTAAGCGTGCTGGACAGAGATATTGATGTCATCAAGAGATTTTTGCAAGAAAAGTAGGTGGAAGATGGTGAAATGTAATAACTGCAAGAATTTAGAAACAAAGGATAACGGGTTTGATGCGTACTCATGGTGCGAGAAAATCAACGACTGTCCGCATGAGGACATAGAAAGAGATTGCGAGCACTACTCCCCTATGACCAACGCAGACCGGATCAGGAGCATGACGGACGAAGAACTGGCAGATTTTATTATCAATTTTAACAACCGTTTTGGTGAGGAATATGAAGGAGAACAGAGTTTCCTGTCATGGTTGCAGAAAGAAAGCGAGGAATGAGGATGCAAGATAGATATTTATTCAAAGCAAAACGAACTGATAACGGGGAATGGGTAATTGGAAATCGTATTGATGATGGTGTAACAGGACAAGTATTTATTCATGCAGTTGGTAACTCGGTAAATGAGAGTGATAAGGTCGGAGAAGAAGGATGTTTGCAGTTTGTGGCATTTGAGGTAGCCCCAGCCACAATCTGCCAGTGTACCGGACTTAAAGACAAGAACGGCAATCTGATTTGGGAGAATGATATTGTTGAATATCGAGATTGCACAACAGAGCGTTATGTCGTTGCTTATGAAAATGACAAGGCATGTTTTGAGTATCAGCAATATGGTTGTTCGATAATGAATTTTGATGAAATGAGCAGTGTTGAGGTAGAGGTTGTTGGCAATGTGTTTGACAACCCGGAGCTGTTGGAGGTGTAGGAATGACAGAGAATGAAGCAATAGCTAGATTTAAGAGTTGTCAGGAGAATGTTGGAAAATGTGAAAAGTGCAGATTCTATAGTTGCTGTGGTATATACGATATGGAAGATACGGCAATCAAGGCGCTGGAAGAGGTGCAGCAGTACCGAAAGATAGGCACGGTGGAGGAATGCCGGGCGTGGAAAGAGAAGCAGAATGCGAAGAAAATCATCTCATTTGACTATAACAACGGAACCGTTAATTATGGATGTCCCGTATGCAAGCGGAAAATCATATCAAAGATAGACGGTAAGTGGTGTGGTGGCACATTTAACGAATATTGTGATAGATGCGGTCAGAAATTAGATTGGAGGGCGAACGATGGGAAGATTGATTGACGAGAATTTACTAAAGAAAAATTGTAAGTGTGCAGGCACATTTGAGAATAATTTTCAATGTGTAAGTTTAAAAACATTAGGAGAGGTTATTGATGCACAGCCGACCGCCTATGACGTGGACAAGGTTGTGCAGCAGTTGGAAGAAAGAACATCGTTTTTGAAAGACTGTACAAAGTATGGAAATCAGACAACAGATCAGCAGTCAAAATCCTACGACACTATGATGATGTATGAGGTCAAGGATATGGTAGATGATTTGTTGGAGATTGTAAAGGCAGGTGGAACAGATGGCAATTAAGCCGATTTTATTCAATACAGAAATGGTTCGTGCGATTCTGGATGGGAGAAAAGATGCAACGAGAAGAATTGTAAAAGGCTTTATTCCTGATGATGCAGTATGGGGATATACCGCTTTTACACCTAAAGGGTACATATCGTGTAGAGGTACATTTGCAGATGGGTATGGAGAGAAATTTTTTAAGTTGCCTTGCGAGCCGGGCGATATCCTGTATGTCCGAGAAACATGGAAAAAGGCGCCGAACGGATACTATTACTACGAAGATTGGCAAAGAGATGACATTGCCGATGTTACAAAGTGGAAACCATCCATCCACATGCCGAAAGAAGCCGCACGTATCTGGCTTAAGGTTACGGATGTTAGGGTGGAGCGGCTTAAAGATATGACAGATAATGACGCTTTGAAAGAAGGTGCGGAAGGTGTCAGATGTGACCATGCCGGATTAGGAGCCTATGGATGTACGGATTGCATGAATACTGGATGGCTTGAGCCGCCCTTGTTGGAGTTTATGGGTATTTGGAACAGCACTATCAAGAAATCCGATCTTGACCGTTACGGTTGGGATGCTAATCCGTGGGTGTGGGTTATCGAATTTGAAAGATGCAAGAAACCGGAGGAGGATAAACGATGCGATTGATTGATGCGGATGATTTTATAAAAAGGTTCCGCTACGGGGAGGCGGATTAGATGGCTAAGGCAATGGGTGTCAGCCCTATCACAGATACTATTTACTATGGCAATCTGAAAAATGATAAATGGGTAGGAAAAAAGGAAGACGTTACCCAAATGGCAATCAAGGCTGTTTTTGAGTGGTTTATGCACAAGCACGAACAGAACTGCCCTGATGGAGAGTATCAGATACGTTTTCCGGGAATACCATATGTGCTGACTATGAAGAAAGAAGAAAAAGGTGGAGCAGATGCAGAACATTGATTACACCGCCCTGTATGCCGATAATGCGGACTTTAAACGCTACGTTGACCGCTACTGCGTAAAGCACCGAATCAGCGTTGCAGAAGCCTTACAGCATTACCTGGTGCAGATGGCGGGGATACAGTACAAGGAACAGAGTGAGACAATAGTTAGATAAAATCAAGAAAGGAGCCGAGACTCTGCGCAGAGTGAAGCATATGCGGTCTCCTTGAAAAAAAATGAAAAAATTAAAATGTGAGATTTACAGAGATTCAATGCAGAACTATAAGAAATACGCAATACCTCCGGCACAGCTTATCATTGCAGATGTTCCGTACAACGTAGGAAAAAACTTTTATGGCAGTAATCCCATGTGGTACAACGGCGGGGACAATAAGAACGGAGAAAGCAAGCTGGCAGGCAAGGCGGCATTCAATTCTGATTTCAACTTCAATCTGTATGAGTATTTCCATTTCTGCTCAAAGATGCTGAAAAAGGAAGACAAGAATAGCGTTACCAGGGGAAGAAGTAGCAACAGTCCTTGCATGATCGTGTTCTGCTCTTTTGAACAGATGCCTACGCTGATTGATGCCGCCTATAAACATGGATTCGTCCATTACCTACCGTTGGTATTTGTTAAAAATTACAGTCCGCAGGTGCTTAAGGCAAATATGCGTGTGGTTGGTGCTACTGAATATGCTCTTGTGTTCTATCGTGACAAGCTTCCGAAGTTCCGGAACGGTGCAAAGGTTGACGAGGACGGAAAGACGATCCGTGGCACTGGGAAAATGATTTTTAACTGGTTCACATGGGAGAAAGACGGAAAAGATATTCCGAAAATTCATCCGGCACAGAAGCCTGTAGCGGTGTTGAAAAAACTAATAGAGATTTTTACAGATCCCGGTGATGTAGTGATTGATCCTTGCTGTGGTAGCGGTAGTACCTTAAGAGCAGCCGCGGAGATCGGGAGAAGTGCATTCGGATTTGAGATTGACCGCAACTTCTATCAGAGAGCAAAGAATGAGATGATTGTCTTTGAAAGAGATAATCAGATTAGTTTTGAGGATATTCCGGGGGTGATGCCGTAATGGATTTTGGATATTACAACATGGATTGCATGGATGGGATGAAAGAGTTCCCGGATGGTTACTTTGACCTTGCGATTGTGGATCCACCGTATGGCTTACATGAACATGGTGGAAAAAATAGGAATACATATGTTAAGCAGAAAAATGGAACAAAAACATATGTAAAGGACGGTCAGTACGAAAACAGAGGGTGGGACAATGAGCCACCCTCTAGGGAATACTTCGAGGAATTGTTTCGGGTATCCAAAAATCAGATTATATGGGGATGCAATTACTTTGATTTTACTTTGGCTGGCGGTCTTATCGTATGGGATAAATGCAATGATGGTTCTGACCAGTCGGATGCAGAGGTGGCATTCTGCAGTCTGACTAAAAGGATAGACATATTCCGGTATATGTGGCGTGGAATGTTTCAGGGGAAGTCCATTACTGAAGGAACTATTCAGCAGGGGAATAAGGCGTTGAATGAAAAGCGTATCCACCCTACACAAAAACCAGTGGCACTATATGAATGGCTTCTGAACCGCTATGCAAAGCCCGGAGACATTATCTTGGACACTCATGTAGGCAGTGCCAGCAGCTTGATAGCCTGCTACAGAAGCAACCATCCATATGTCGGATTTGAACTGGACAAGCATTATTATGATTTATCCAAAAAGAGATTAGATGCAGAAATGGCACAAATGCGATTATCTGATTTTATGCCGGAGGTGATGCCATGATTAACGGAGAACTAATCGTTGACAACTTCGCTGGCGGAGGGGGAGCATCCACCGGAATAGAGATGGCAACCGGATACAGTGTTGACATTGCCATTAACCATGATCCGGAAGCTATCCGGATGCACAAGGCTAACCATCCGAACACAAAACATTATTGTGAGGATGTGTGGCAGGTAGATCCGGTCGAAGCCTGCAATGGGCATCCGGTAGGTCTTGCCTGGTTTAGCCCGGACTGCAAACACTTTAGCAAAGCCAAGGGCGGCAAACCGAAGGACAAGTTTATCCGTGGTCTTGCGTGGGTAGCCTGTCGTTGGGCTGGGCTGGTGAGACCAAGGGTGATCATGTTGGAAAACGTGGAAGAGTTTAAGACCTGGGGACCGCTTAATAGACGGCATCATCCGATTAAGGCAAAACAGGGTAAAACCTTTGAAAAATTTGTGCAGCAGCTTACAGATTTGGGTTATGAAGTGCAGTTCAAGGAACTGATTGCCGCTGACTATGGTACACCCACTATGCGCAAGAGATTTTTTATGATTGCGAGGTGTGATGGCAATCCGATTGTATGGCCGGAGCCGACACACGCACCGGCAGACAGCGAAGCAGTTAAATCGGGACGATTGAAGCCGTATGTGGGGGCATACACACAGTTGGACTTTTCCCTGCCGTGCCCCAGCATCTTTGACACCTCGGAAGAAATCAAGGAGAAATACGGGATCAGGGCGGTACGACCGCTGGCACCGAAAACGATGGAGCGGATTGCACGTGGAATTAAGAAATTTGTTGTAGATAATGCATATCCGTTTCTTATCGAAATAGGTTATGGAGAATCAAAAGGGCAAAAGAATCCGAGAGCATACAGCATTGAGAAGCCTTTGCATACCATTGTAGCAAAAGATAAGAACTTCTTGGTTGCTCCGATACTCACTCAATACCATTCTTACGAAAAAGACGGATTGAGGGGTCAATGCATAGAAAAGCATATTATGACAGTAGATGGATCTAATCGGTACGGATTGGTTACCTCATTCCTGCATAAGTATTATGACGGTGGCTACAAGGGAGCAGGAGAGAGCATGGAGAAGCCATTGCCGACAGTCACCTCATGGGACCATAACAGTGTGGTGACGGCAAACTTGATCCAGATGAATAATCACTGTGACGGCCGGGACGTGAGGGATCCAATACCTACAATTACAGCCGGCGACGGGCACTTCGGAGAGGTTAGAGCCTTTTTGATTAAATATTATGGGGATGCTACTGGTCAGGACATTGAGCAACCGCTTGATACGGTTACGACCAAAGACAGATTTGGGTTGGTGACAATTGAGGGCGTGGATTATCAGATTGTAGATATTGGACTGCGGATGTTGGAACCCAGGGAATTGTACGGATGCCAGGGATTTCCGGACGATTACATAATTGACCATGATTACACCGGCAAAACCTATCCGAGAAGTGAACAGGTGCGCAGATGTGGCAACGCTGTTTGTCCGCCTATACCGGCAGCATTGGTCAGAGCAAATTTGCCGGAACTGTGTGTGGCAGAACGCACACCTAACATGATGATTAAGGCAGAGCAGACCGGACAGCTCCGGTTTGCATAGGAGGTATACATGGGAAAGAAGAGACATTTAACACCGGCAGAAATCAAAGAGCAGTGCAAGCGGATCGCCCGGGAAAGCCGTATGGCCGACCGGACTCCGTGGACTGCAATGGGAATCATGCTGTCGTATGTGATCATGCGCAAGGAGGGATTCAAGGGGCAGCGAATCTCCCGGATCGCGAACAAGGTAAATGAGATGGAGTCGGAATGGGCGAATGGAAAGGTTGACCTGAAAGAGATTAGCCAGCGGCTGATGGATAAGGCTGGATGGTCCATTGAGTATAAAGCCTATACCGAGGATGACATCACCTCCCGGAAAGGATCCTATCAATACTGGCTGGACAGCAAGCAGATCGCACCGCAGAACACCATAAATGAGCAGGCAACAAGGTATATGCTGTTTTTCTTCACGGCGCTGATGGACGAATATGGATTCGGCAAAGACCGGCTGACCCGGGTCGAAGAATACATGAATGAGCTGTTACTGTCATATCAGCAGGATAAGACCACCGTCAGAGAGTGGTCCCGTGCATTATTCACGGAAGCCGGGGTGGTCATGGAGCCGCCCGTGGATCCGCTGACACAAACCGCAGGCAGCATAATGACCGGCTGATTTGAAATCCTTGGAAGAAAGTAAAGCCAAGAACTAAAAAGTGAAATTGAGATTTGAGTTGTTGCTTGGGAACTCAAAAGAAAGTTACCAGCAAGTTAAAATCCCCCGATAATACGGGCAGAAATCGAACTGGTAAATTTTCTTTACTAGTTGGGCAAATGAACTACCGAGGAAAATTCGGTAGTTGGGAAAATTAGGATTTAGTGGAGGTAGCGGAAATGTGTGATCTTAAGTGGGTAGAAGTTGATCCGGAACAGAATGACTGGGAAATACAATATGATTTAGTTGCCTATGATGGTAATGTCACCATAGGCAGTATCGTGTACTGTGGATCAGAAATAGGCTGGCAATCGGTTATAGAGGGACATATGGATTATTTGGCAGCAGAAACACTGGCAGAAGCCAAGGATGAAATGATTTGTGCATTGGAAAGTCATTGCGATGATCAAATAAACTATTATAAGGATCTGCAAGAAAGCATTGATGATCTAAAATGAAATAGAGGGTCAGCCGTTTGACCGTTCAAGATGACCTTATAAACTTCTGAGACGGTACCACGATATTTAGCCTTATGTCGATAAACGAAGGACGGTTTTGCTGTTTTTGCGATAAGAAAGCAGCATTTAAAACTGAAAGAGAGTATAAAATGTCACGACTTATAACATATCAGTCCGGTGGATTTACGAATTACGGAATCAGCTATCGAAAATATAGTCCGGAAGAATTGGAGGAAAGAAAAAGTATGTGGGTAAAAGGAAAACCCGAAAAAAGTGGAAATTATAGGGTTAGATATCACGGAAATGAAGGAAGGGATGATTATACCACATCAGGTGGTGGGCACTGGTGGAACACCGCTTCATCGAATGATCAGGAACAAGTAGAATATGATCCTGAAAGTTTCAGAGAATTATAATGCGGTAAACTGAAATTTAGCGAAGGAGACTGGCTTATGAAGTTGTCAAAACTGACTAAGCCGGAACTTGATGAAATCTTCCGGAACGCCAATTTTACGGAAGAGGAAGAGAAAGTGTTTTGGGATTTGTCTAGGGGAATTTCTCAAAAAGAAATATCCTTTAGACATTCCATTTCTGTAACTACTGTAGAAAGAAGAGTGAGGTCTATAAAAAATAAACTTAAGCGGTTAGAAGGTGATATATTTGGAACTTTCTGATATGGAAATATTGCAATATGCCGTTAGCAATGGTATGATTGACACGGAATCTTTGCAAAAAAGCATTGAAATGAAAAAGAAAGAGGAGTATCTGAAGAAACACCAATACGCAATCAACAAAGGCAAAGACGGATACTGGAGAACTTATTTGCCGGATGAGAAAAAAGGAAGGAGACTTGTAAAAAAGAAAAGCGAGGAAGATCTCAAAGAAGAAGTTATTGAGTTTTACTACCAAAAAGAGCAAAACCCAACAGTTACAGAAGTGTTTTACGAATGTGAAGACCGGAGATTGTCTCTTAAAAAGATATGTAAAGCAACATACGACAGAGACGAGAGATATTTTCTCAGACACTATGGAGAGTTGGGAAAGCGAAGAATAAAATCAATATCAGAAGATGAATGGGGGGATTTTTTAGAGGAAGAAATTGCCGATAAAGAGTTGACACCTAAATCATTTTCCGGTCTAAAAGGAATTACAAGAACATTTCTTAAAAGAGCGAAAAAACGCAAACTTATTGATTTTAATATCGTAGAACTGTTTGATAATCTTGACGTATCTGATAGTGATTTTAAAAAAGTAATAAAAGAAGACTATGAAGAAGTATTCGACGAATATGAAACTGATGTAATGATTAAGTATCTTGTCAGCCACCTTGATACTTCTAATGTTGCAATATTGATTATGTTTTTAACTGGAGTACGTATCGGAGAAGTTGTAACATTAAGGCATTCCGATTTTTCTGATAATACTTTTAACGTTCGCAGAACGGAGACGAAGTATAAAGATGAAAACGGAAACAATGTTGTTGAAGTAAAAGAGTATCCTAAAACCAAGGCAGGAATCAGAACAGCAATTATACCGAATGATTATGTATGGATTTGCGATAAAATAAAACACATGAATCCGTTTGGAGATTACATTTTTACCAAAAATGATATCAGGGTTACTGCACAGGCGGTTAGGCAAAGGCAGAAAAGGCTTTGCAGGAAATTGAAAATTTATCCAAAGCCACCGCACAAAGTAAGAAAGACATATGGAACTATTCTTATGGATAACAATGTGGATAAGAGACTTGTCATGGATCAGATGGGGCATACAGATATTATGACATCAGAAATACACTATCATAGGAACAGGAAAACCATTGAAAAGAAATCGTCTATTTTGAGTAGTATCCCAGATTTACAGGCAAGGTGATTTGACTACTATTTTTGCGAAAGTAGTCAAAAGTAATCAACAAAAAACACCTAGAAAGCCAGTAAATATGCGGAAAGTAAGAGGAACAGAGTGGGGTTCGAGCCCCCTTGCTTCCACTCGAAAAAGCTGATAAAATGGGCATTCCCTGGCAATGGGTAGTCAAATAGTAGTCAAAATAGTAGTCAAGCCTAAAACGAAAGGAGTTTTTTGCAAAGATTCCAATAATTTTATAGTGAATGAAATGTGACGGATACATGACGGGTAGACCGTCTTTTTTTATGCCAAAATTTAAGCATAAGGAGGAATGACCTTATGGCAAAATTCAGATTTTCAGATGAGGCACTGGAACGTATTTTTAGTAAAGAACAGATGGGAAGTGTACCACTTAAATATCAATCAATCGTAGTCCATGCCGCAGAGGAAGTTATAGGAGAACTTGGTAATGCTTATGAATTTCAGTCCGTTGGGACTTTTGAACAAGCCGACATATCAGACACTTGATGAAGTTGAAATTGCGAAACAGATAGAATCAATGGAAGAAAGGGAGAATAGCCATGCCGCAGCCGATTATGAATCCAAACTATTTCAATCCGCAGTATAGAACACCTATGTACGGACAGTTTATGCCACAACAGGAGCAATTCCAACCACAACAGTTTATGCAACAGCCACAGCAAAACGCAGTACAGATGTACGGTCGCATTGTGCCAGCGCAGGAGTGCATAGCACCGAATGAGGTTCCTATGGATGGCAACACAGCATTTTTCCCCAAACAGGATTTGTCGGAGATCTATGCTAAATCCTGGGGAGCAGACGGAAAAATCTATACAAGGCTCTATAAGCCTGTTTTAGATGCAGACCCTAACAATTTACCGTCAGAAACAGAAAAGACGAAATTTGACCTATCAGACGAAGCCACAGCGGTATTTATGAAGCGTTTTGATGAACTGGAGCAAAAGATTGAGCAGTTGAAATCTTCGCAATCGCAAAGAAAAACTTCACAGGCACAAAGAAAGGAAGATGCTGAATGAATATGATGAACCATATGCAGATGCCTAAAGGGATTGGAAATCCACGGCAAATAATTCAAGGGATTATGGGAAATAGTCAGATGATGCAGAATCCCATGATTAGAAATGTAATGGGAATGGCGCAAAAAGGTGACATATTAGGTGTTGAAAATTTTGGTAGAAATATTGCCAAGGAACGTGGCATAGATTTTGATTCCGAATTTGAAAAATTCAAGCGTCAATTTCCTATGAAGTAGATACTAAATTCTTGCAAGATTAAGTATAAAAAATCTTATATGGAGGTAAAAATTATGTTTGAGAGTAACAATACTCCCTTTACCATGCCTGTTATGCCGGCTAATGGCGGATACGGTAACAACGGTGCATGGGGTGACGATGGTGCCTGGTGGATTATTATTTTCGTCCTTTTCTTTGCTTTTGGCGGTTGGGGCGGTAATGGATGGGGCGGTAATGGCTCTAATTCCAGTTACTACACCGATTCTGCATTGCAAAGAGGGTTCGACACCCAGTCTATCATCGGTAAGCTGGACGGAATCAACAACGGTCTGTGTGACGGATTCTACGCTGTAAACAACGGTATGCTTACCGGATTTAATGGCGTAAATACCAACATTTTACAGACTGGCTATGGTATCCAACAGGCTATCAATGCAGACACCGTAGCAGGAATGCAGAATGCTAACGCTTTACAGGCACAGTTAGCACAGTGCTGCTGCGATACCCGTGAAGCTATCCAGGGTGTGAACTACAATATGGCAACGAATACTTGCGCATTGCAGAATACCATGAACAACAACACTCGTGACATTATCGACAGTCAAAATGCCGGTACAAGAGCAATCCTTGACTACTTATGCCAAGACAAGATTGCAACTCTGACAGCAGAGAATAACGATCTGCGCAGAGCAGCTTCACAGGATCGGCAGAATGCACTTCTCACTACTCAGATGGCGGCTCAGACACAGCAGATCATCAACACTGTGAAACCTGCACCTATTCCTGCATATCAGGTTCCCAACCCTAACGTATATTACGGATGTGGTTGCAACACTGGTTGCGGATGCTAAAACTGCATATCGAGTAACTTAACCTTATGGTTATGTCTGCTATGCAGAATTACTGACAACATGGGGCAGACTACATGGTTTGCCCCTATTATTTTGAAAGAGAGGTATTTATTATGGCTGAATATACAGCAGTAGCATTACAGACTGTAGCAGCAGGAGCGGACGTTGCCTTTACCGAAACTGCAGTGAATGGAAGTGGTTGTATCACTCATAGAGAGGGATCCGGAATTGTGAAACTTAGAGGTATCACTAATCAGTGCCGGGCAAGATTCCTTGTAAGCTATTCCGGAAACATTCAGATTCCCACTGGTGGAACTGTTGGGGAAATTTCCCTTGCGCTGGCAGTAGACGGAGAACCTTTACAGTCCACAAGAATGATCGTAACTCCTGCAGCTGCAGAGAATTTATTTAACGTTTCTGCACAGGCTTACATTGATGTTCCTCGTGGATGCTGCAGCACGGTAGCAGTTCAGAACACTTCCACACAGGCTATTGAGGTACAGAACAGTAATTTAATTGCCGTTCGTGAAGCGTAGGAGGTGGAAATCATGGATGTTAAAAGAATGCATGAAATGATTGAAAAACTTTCTGAATGCGCTAAAACGCAGTTTGACAAAGGAATTGACAAGGTAGATACTTGCGAAATGGGAAAAGTCATTGATATGATTAAGGATTTATCCGAAGCCATGTACTACCGGGAACTGACAAAAACCATGCAGGACTATGACCCGGACGAAAACATGGAAATGTTTGAACGGTACGGTGACGGTGGCAAGCGTTTCTACGACCATTACCGCTATGCTGATGGAAGATTTGCACCTAAAGGGCATGGAACGTACCGTAGAGGATATGAGGAACCGCCTTATTATCACATGACACCGGAAATGTATCACCGTGACATGGACAGAGACATGGGAAGAATGTACTACACTGAATCTTCTGCATCTACTGGTCCCATGCGTGATGCAAGAGAGGGTAGAAGCGGCATGAGCCGTAGAGCCTACATGGAAAATAAGGAACTGCACAAAGCTAACACTCCTGCGGACAAGGAAGCAAAAGTGCGTGACCTGAACACCTACATGGCGGAATTGGCAACGGATATGTCCGAAATCATCAATGATGCCACACCGGAAGAGAAGTCTGTCCTTAAAAGCAAGCTTTCTGCACTGGTAACAAAAATCGGATAACACACATAAGGGGCTTATTTAGCCCCTTTTATGTTGGAGGTGGTAAGATGTTCACGATAAATGGAATCGTTTGGAATTTAAGGCTTGTAGAACCACACAGCACTATGTTAATGCGTTCTGATAACACATACACGTTTGGAATGACAGACAGAAATACGCAGTGTATTTACATTTCAAACAGAATCAATGGCTTATTCTTTGACCGTGTTCTCTGCCATGAGTTGTGCCATGCGTTTGCATTTTCATACAACCTTACCATGCCGATTGAGGTAGAAGAGATTGTCGCAGACTTCCTAGCCACTTATGGGAGAAATGTGTTTACACTGGCTGATGAAATTATCAAAGATTACATGAGAATGCTTGCGTAGTTCTTTTACAAATGCTATAATTAATAGTGACCAAACTATAATTTATACCAGCTGAGCAGTAGAAATACTTTTCAGCAAAAGCGCATCAAACATGTATTTTTAAAAGAAGAGTGTCCTTGTCGTGGAGGGCATTCTTTTTTTACAAAAAAATAAGGACATTCCGTAGAATGCCCTTAAAGTCCTATATTCTATTGTAATTTTATGACCTCTTTATGACCGGTCCAGATGCTTGTTTCGTATTCCAGTTCAATACTCTGCGCATCTTGCGGAACTACAAATGCAATCTTGTAAGATGTTTTTCTTCCGCTTGAAAGATTCGCATTCAACGAAGAACTATCAACAACACTGTAATTCTGCTCACAATCTGTATTGTCTGCGTAACACTGAAAATCGTAGATGCTTACATACTTATCATCTTTACTGTTGTTCTGATAGGAAACATCAATCATAATGTATTTTGTTCCATCAGCAGGAGCGTTCCAACCGTATTCATCCTCATAATCAGTGTAGTCAAGGTCAAAATCATTAATAGTGACTTGCAAGCCGTCCGCATCGAATGTGTAACCGGGAGAAATAACAGTACCACTGGGTGCTTCTACCTCTTCAACCTTTGATTCCGGTGTACTTTCTGATACTGCGGTAGAACTTTCTTGTATTGCAGAAACAGATGCCTGTGTGCCGGTAGATTCCTTGTTACTATCGGATACACTATTTACAAACAATGCCATAATGGCAAAAATAATAATTCCGATAATAGAGCAAGTCAGTCCTGCGATAGCAGTGCCGTGTTTCTTGTCTTTCTGACATAATGCAATGATAGCAAGAACAGCACCTATAATTCCCGGCACAATTCCAAAAGCTATACAAGCTGTCAAAATACTGATGATTCCTAAAATCATCGAAGCAATTCCTAAACCACTTTGTTTCATAGAGTAATTACCCCTTTCATTTTGGATTTTATAGAATTTTAACACATTTGTGATATTCTGTCGATAAATAGATGTGAAGTATTGAAAAAATTTTAATGTGTTTCTTTTGATACCCCCGTAGGTCTGTATTTTCAACCGAAAATCTCGTTTTCAGAGGTTTTTAAAAGAAAAATTTTTCTACAATTTTCGTGCTGAAAAATTTTAATCCCCCCGGGGTAGCACTTTTCAAGCTGAAAAATCCATTTTCAGAGTTTTTTCGCAGATTTTTTCAGACCGATTCAAGGTGTGGAACATCTGTTTACTTATGCTGTGCAAGTCCTGAACCTGTCAACCGGTCACCGTGTCGCAGCTTTCGCAAGGTCTCCAACAGCCGAAAGCATGGAACCATACGCAGACCGCAACAGCTCCGCAGATTCCGGAGACAGACATCCCCTGGCAGATTCTACATTTAAAACGGTTTCCAGCCGTTTCCCGGCATCCGATACACTCTCCATGATGTCATATACATGACCGATTCCCACTTTTCGCATTTTGACAAAATCCCCCTTGCAATATTTGATTGTACACCAAGACAGCGCAAGCCGTCAATATATCTGGATGCAGGATCTGACCGAATCCGGTGGAAGAGTAGCACAAATAGACCACCGCAAGCGGTAGCAGATCACCCGGAACACGACAAAAAGACGGTTGTAAGCCGTCTTTATCTGTTTTCCAGTTCAAAAATCGCCCACCGTAGGGCAGCGGCTGTCTCCGTGTCTTTCTCTCGCTCCGCACGTTCCAACAGCTTGTAAAGTCTATCAAGGTTCTTTTCTTTCATCCTGGCAACCTCCTTTTTCATTTTTTGGGTAAATTCTACCCATAAA